GTAGGTTCATTTGTAGGTTCATTTGTAGGTTCATTTGTAGGTTCATTTGTAGGTTCATTTGTAGGTTCATTTGTAGGTTGAGATGTAGGTTCATTTGTAGGTTGAGATGTGATTGTAGGTTGAGATGTAGGTTGAGTTGTGGGTTCGTGAGACATAAATGTATGCTCGTGATGAGAACACGAACACAGATTATTTGTATCCGAAAAACGATTACACGTTTCTACTGTGTCTTCAATTTCTAATTCTGGATCTATATAATAACATTTAAAATCGAACCATCCTGTTCTTACATAGCCAACATCGTTTCCCTTTACATAGTCAACGCAATTGTATGCGGAGTGGATACGTTCCTTTACGATTTGTTGAATTTTTTCAGGACTATTTGCTTGAATTAGTTGATGTTGGTCACATTCGCCAAGTCCATATTGAAGACAATTGTCTTGACATGATGTTCTTGTATACCTCCATAATTGAGTATCCAGTTGTTCTGAATACACTTGGACGATAAGAACAATAATCAAAATATACATTTTTGTTGTTTATTTGTATTTGGTTGCTATTTATATATAGTAGTTTCCATTCAATTTTTCACGTTTATTGCACTTTGTAACAATTTTTTACTAAACTAAATAACCATTCTAAACAATATGTATCATTCATTTCTGATACGGTTTCATTACCAAACAACCTACGCTTAAATAGCTGTTCGTCCTCCTTATTCGGGTATTTGTCAAACAGTCTCACTTGTATTGTTCCCTTACACTTTACATATGTGTTGTTTGCAATTTCGTGATGTACGATTCCTGGGACCACGCTATAAATAATCCCTCCCACTTTCCTGGAACGTTCTTTCATTAACTGTATAAACTTTTCTTTACTTTTCTTAGAAATACATATTTCATGTAAATATGATTTACAACTATCACAAATAGCATTTGTCATCCTTACCATATAACCATATAAAAGTTATATTATTTCAACGTAACTTAATAATTCCGTGTGTCCTAAATTAGCTTATGCAGTGTTATGCAGTAAATACCAAAATTATACATTTTAATGATTTTTTCTTCGAAAAAAAAGTGGAACGCGATTTTCAAAAGTGGACATTTTTAAAAATGTCCAAAAGTGAAATACGCAAAATAGTTTTTCTATGAAGTCCTCAAAAATGAGTTTATCGTAAGCATTGCAGTGAAGGGAGGAAATATTTTTTTGGGAGGCGCAGGAAAAATATTTTCGGACATTTTTAAAATCTCAGGACATTTTAGATGAACAATGGTATAAAAACTCGCCAAAACTCGCCACAATTTTTTTACTGTGAGAAATGTGATTATAAATGCTTTAAAATGAGTGATTTTAGAAAACACAAAATGACTGCAAAACACAAAATGGTAAAAAATGGTATAAAAAACTCGCCGTCATTATTTGTTTGCGTATGTGGTAAGATATACAAGTATCAACCAGGACTGTCTCGTCATAGACAACAGTGCTCGTCGTTAAATATCAAACAAGAACACGTAACTACCGAGTTACAACTTTTATTAAACGAACAACAACGACACCATACCGAGCAAGAAAAGAAGATTGATGAACTTACAGAAAAAATATCAAATATGTCTATTGTAACCAACCATACCACGACAAACAAGTTCAACTTAAACTTCTTTTTGAATAATCAATGTAAAGATGCGATAGATTTTCAGACATTTTTAAAACAAATCAAGATAGAAGAAGAAGACTTATACTATTTCGGGAACCATGGATACCTTAATGGAATGATGAATATTATTGATAAGTCTCTCGGTAGTATGGAAGTTCATGAGCGTCCTATTCACTGTACGGACGTGAAAAGGCAAATAATGTACTTTAAAAAAGAGGATGGTTCTTGGGAGAAGGACAAGGAAAAACTACAAATGCGTCGTATGATATCTACAATAGATAATAAGAGTTATTATCGTCTTGAAGACTGGGAAGATGGTAATAAATATAAATGTGAGGATATGGATTCACCTAATTTCAAATGGTATTTGAAGGTAGCTACGGAAACAATGGGCGGTGACTATTCTAAAGATGATATACACTTAACAAAGATGCTTAATTACCTTGCGACTGAATTCTATCTCAAGAAGAATAAAAAAATCATATTCTAAATGTATCGTGTGTATATTCTGACGTGTATGTGTATTTACCACTGTATCAAGCATTTCCCTCCATATGAACCTTCGTCATCGTCTTTCTTATCTTTAGTATCATTTTTTGGATCATATACACATTTCCATTTACTGGATACCATATCACAATAGTTGATGCTGCTAATGCTATTGATAAGATAGCCGTTTTTCTTATAAAACTTCTTGCGCTGACTCCACTGATTTACAAAATTCGTATGTGCGTCTACAATATCTACTACAATCGGATTATTGTCTTTCACACGCAATATACGTCCAATAGACTGGGTAATGTCCGTTTTAGGTGTAACCATAACGAGTGTGGATAGCGTCTTAATATCAAGCGCTTCCGCCGCCATAGCATACGTGGCAATGACTACTTGTTTAGTTTCAGACACTTGTAGGTCTTTCTGTTTCATTCCTCCAAGATAATATCCGCAAGTTGCGAACTCTTTATGTGTAATTGAATCATGTAAATATGTAAGAAGATTACGATTATGACCGAGAATCATTATTTGTTTTTCTGGATATTCATTAATCAAATCGCGAACCACAGACACAATGAATTCACTTCGTGGTCCAAACGCACACAGTTTGGAAATCATGGTGCTATACTTCGTATTACCTCTATAGTCTAATTCAACTTCGTTAAATTCGGTATCATTCGTTTTGTAATGCAGAGCACGAACCTTAACAATATCGTCTTTTTCGCGCTCTTCGTGGTAGATTTTCGGCCCAATAAACATATACAAAACATGTGTAAGCTGGTCTTTCCGTTCAACGGTAGCGGATATACCCAACATATATTTAGTCACTGTTTTGAATAGTGCCTTGGAAAACTGTTCGCTTCCAATACGATGGACCTCATCTACAATAGTCAAGCCAAAACAGTCAAATGCTGTCTTATGAAAGTCTTTATTATATAGTGTTTGTAGCATTCCAATGACAATGTCCTTTCCCTCAACGTCATACACAGGACCTTGTATTTTCCCCACTTTCGCTTCGGGTAGGAAATCTTCAATACGTTCTATCCATTGATTCATCAAAAACTCTTTATGGACGATGACAAGTGTTTTCGTTTTCAAACGCGAAATAATATTCAGTGCCATAATCGTTTTCCCGCGCCCACACGGAACTTCAAGAATACCACCATTTCCTTGTGGTGTATCGCAGTGGGTAATGTATGTGTTTACAATGTTTTCTTGGTAATCTCGGAGTGATTTCGTAAATGGCACATTTATAGTCTCGGGACCGTCGGCCAATTCGCATTTAGACGGAATACCAAATCGTTCAATGCCATAAAATCGCGGAATGTATATCTTTTTTTCATTTTCGCGATAACAATAAAATCCATTACTTTGATTAGCAGGACCACCACAATTTATCGCAACCAAAGGTTTAGCGTGTAGTTCTTCATACATCAATTCCAAAATTTTAGGAGTAAGACAAGATTTTGGAATCGTATATCCTTTTTTTCCAATATATGACTGTGTTTGGATATCGTTTTTTAATTCATTATCCAATGTTTTATACCAAGGAGTTGCTTTTTTCTTAGGACCCATAATCTCGTATTTATAATATATATCACTTATTTAGATATTATAAATTAAAATCAATTTTGGGTTGAATAAAATAATACATTATAATATATAATGAAAAACGTATTCAAAACATTTACTCCTCTTGAATTAACTGTATTAGTTCTTTTTGTATTCTATTTAATGTTTAATATAGAAACACCTCAACTTATTGCGGAAACAATTGAAAGCCCCATTGGTTTATTAGCACTAATAATTCTCATATTATATCTTTTCTTTTATGCTAACCCAATTGTAGCAATCCTATTTATTTTCGTAGCGTTTGAATTATTGAAACGCACATCATATGTAACTGGTCGCAAAGCGATTGTAGACCACACACCTACACAAGACCGCAAGAATTCGCAAATGAAAGCAATGAACCCTCCCAAATCACAATCATTGGAAGAAGAAATTGTTGAAAAAATGGCGCCTATTGGAAAAAGTGAAATGGTTGAAATTGTCAACAGCGGATTCAAGCCCGTAGCCACGAAATTAGAAGGTGCTTCCAAGGTATAAATATCATATCATATATAATTTTATTCATATATGATGCTTTCAAAGATGTATCTATTTATCGTTTTTACGGTTTGCAATAGCTACAAAAAAATATATCATACCAGTTACACCAAGTAATCCCGTGAATGAACTACTAATTTCATTATTATCATTGGACTCTCCACCTGATATTTCCATATTACTAAAATCGGCATTTGCTCCTCCGTTCGAATTAAGTCCCAAGATGTTTCCAACTGCTCCCCACACGTTTCCAACTGCGTTTCCATTGGGGTCTATATCATTTCCCATTTTAATATTTTCTTTTTCCTTCTTCAACCCAGCCAATAACATAATAATATAAACAAATAATAAAATAGGCATTATGATAGAACCATATAATTCTTTTGCCACTTTTTTACTATCCTTTAAAAATAAGAAAAATGTTATAAAATAACTTGCGAGAATGGCAAGAACAAGAGCGATTGTTTTTCCCCACTGTGTAAAAATTTCTGGCACTACTTTGCCTATTCCCTTGAAATTATAGCCCATAAAATTATAATCAACATTTTCAGGTAGGGGTTTTTTGGTATCAAAGAACCATTCATACAATGTGTATGCTTTGTTAGTGTGCATTGTATATGTCATATAATCTTTATCTTGACGACGATTGTATATTCCCAACATCATGCTAATCGCAAACATTAAGAAATATAGAGATGCGGTTGTTAATGATGTTTTATAAGATACCCCAACACTTAACATAGCAATGAATATCCAAAAAATCATTATTACGAGAAGGGTATCAACTCCACCTAATAATTGTTCGTTTTTATAAACATCTTCGTCGCAACCATTATCACAGCCTTTGTAATTAGTATCATTATCAGTTGGTTTTTGGTTCCCGATATGTCTTATGATATTATTAATAATCGCCGTTTTATATAACTCTGGTCCAACCAAAAAGCTCAATAAACACGCAATACTGAAAAAAACAATGGTTGTAGTAGAGCGTTCAAAATTAATAGCAGACGAATTTTCTGTATATTCACTATTGATCGGTACATTATAACTGGCAATGGTTTCTTTACTTACACCCGTTGGTTGACAATCAATATATATTTGGTCTTCCTTTGAAGACATAGAATTAACAACACCATTATCTGTTTTCTTTGCATTTGAACCCGATTTAGATTTGTATATTAATAGATTATCAGCAGCAGTAGCTTGTGTTAATTCGTATGGCGTAGTAGTAGAATCCGGAAAATCCTTTACATCAACACTTTTTTCAAATACAATAAAGTGACTAACAATAGATGTATCATCAATATGAGTATAGTAGTAATATCCGGTTTCATTATCAAGGCTCACATTAAAATTAAAGTCAATATTATCTTTATCATTTAAGTTTCGTATTAATGAATTAATTGCATTGTCAGTGATAGGAATATCATTATTTTTGTTTGCCGGTATAATTAGAAATAGTTTTTCCGAACTACTCATAAAATCTTTGTGTTCGATAATAATTTCCCCATTACCTATTCCGTGTGTATCAGTATCACTAATATAAATTTTCTTTGCGATAAATGATTTATTTAATAGAGTAGAACTATTATCGTTTATATTAACAACAATGTTTGGGGAAGAATAATTTAAAGACGCACTAGCACCTGACAAAAAATTTGATGGATATAATGAAATTCTGCCAAAATTATAATCAATACTACCGTTTATAGTAGTACTATCATTTAAATCAATCGTAGTCATATTTGTATTATAGTTATATAATATTCAACTATAATATAATTTACAAATAGGGAATGTATTGAAAATCATTATTTTCATACTTTGTGACATTAAAAATACCATTATATCCTTCCACATATACAGTATCTCCATTCATGACATCGTCGCATCCATATTCGTTCGAACAGTTTTTCCCATTTATGCTAATAGGTAATTTTGTATTTACAGAACCAGTATTGGATATGGTATAAAAGTTCCATTTATCACGACGGGTATCGTTCAGTTTTCCCATCATTGGTAAAATTAGGTTCTCTCCATTTCCGTTAAGATTTTCTTTTGTTAAAATACCTATTTGTGAATAATTATGTTGTTGACTGGAGGGACGAGTTTTCATATTTATAGGAATCCCACCACGAACATCACCAGACAATGTTGGAAAATGCTGATTTGTAGAAAGGGGTGGTTCCGTAGATGAATGAAATATATTGGTATTTTTATCTAAATCGTTATTGGAAGGCAATTGATTGAAAATGTGTATGGGTGTTTTTTCCTGAAAATTCAAATAGACTAAATATCCAATAATACCGAATATAATAATGTAAAATGAAACAGCTGTATATTCAACACATACTACTCCGGTGGGGCATTGTTTAGGCATTACTATATACATAATAAGGATATAATAATGTATTTATAGTAAGGTCATGAATTTTTTTAATGCCGACATTAATCTCTTACCTCCACCATTCATAACACTAATACCGGGCGCGGCATCATCTGGGAATTCACGCGAAATAGTTGTAAACGTTCTTGTAAATTGATCTCCCACGGTTCCCATTTTCAAACGACGACAGTTATAGCATTGGTCGCGTATCCATTTGGGATAATGAATAATGTGAATTCCAATAAGAGAGAAAGTCAATGTATCAATGTTCTCTAATCCATCCCAAATACCTGTTTCAATTGCTTTACCATCCAAACCAATAATGGTAAGGAGGGCGAAAAAGAACATAGGAATCAAGTATATAATTTTACCAATTGTTTCAATGATATACCAAATAACACAAGAAGGTGCGGTAAATACGATTTTCAAAAAGCAAAACAAATGGGTTAACATAAATTCTAAAGAATATAGCATAAAAACGCCAAATTGTGCGACGCCCTTGAATAGACTTTCAAACCCGAGAGCAAGTGCCATTGAAGCACCAGATATGAGTTCGACACTACCAATAACGCTGTTTATCAAGAAAGTAAATATATTACCAACATTCATTACGAGTTTTGGAATCAATAATACCATCTTTAAAAGACTTCTAATCATGCCAATAAAAGGTTCTTGTTTTGGACGTTCTTTAAGTTTCAAATAGTATAGCACTTCATTTGTGTAATATTTTAAATTTCTGACAATATTAATATGCAAATATTCACTAAAATAATAAATAGTTAAAAATATACATATTGTAAAAAATAAAATAGAAAATGTTGGATGCATATAATAGTGTATATATTATATGTATTTATAAAACTGGGGGCGTTTATAGGTATTTTTCACTAATTTTGGCATACTTACCATACTTATTCATAAATTTTTCAGCTTTGTTAAGGATAGGTTCAAGAGCCTTGACGTTATTAACCATTGTTTCTTGTAATTTGGATACTTCAGCAAAATCTTTTGTGATTTCGTCTTTGTTTTCAATGATTTCGTTTTTTTCGTCTTCTGTCATGTTGTTAATCATGTCGTCAACAACTTCATCAATGTCTGCATTTTTTTTGGGTTTATCTTCTGATGCTTCTTCTTCACCGGGTTTTTCTTTATTTTTTGATTCCATACCTTCACTTACATTTGAACCGAAACGGAAGATATGTGTAATAACTAACGCAAAGAACAAGATAACCATCATATTTTTACTAAAATATGTCATAATCATAGCACTAAGGAAAAATACAAATAACGCATTGAATTTATTGGCTTGAAACATATACATAATGTCTAAGCACGATAATAAAACAATCGCATACAATAAGGGCGTATTACTAATAACGGGATTGAAGCTAATATTGAATTTTCTGAGACTTTTGAGGTTCATCATATTATATATTATAATATGAAAAGAATTTATGAATGGGTTGAATTGTCATCAGACGGTTGTGAAATATTCTCAGGTTCCCCAGATATCTCAATACTTTCATTTACATTTTGATCTTGTGATTCCATTTCCAATATATACAACGGCGGTATACATTCACTGTCGTATATTTCTAATACTTCTTTGACAACTTCTTCGCGCTGAATATCATCATTCAGAAACTCAACACTAGAAATACTGGATGATCGTTTGCCCTTAAATTTATTCAAAAAATCTTCAAGGCCGTTTATTTCATCTTTACGGTCGTGTTGTTCCAAATCACCAGTAATGACAATACGACTATTTTCACCAATGCGGGTAAGAAGCATTTTCATTTGGCTCATAGTGGAATTCTGCATTTCATCAGCAATAATCCAGCAATTTTTAAATGTTCTACCACGCATAAACCCTAATGGTGATATTTCAATTACCTTTCCCTCAATAAGTTCAGTAACTTCTTTTGGTGTAATAAAATTATAGAGTATATCGTAAATTGGACGCACCCACGGGGACATCTTTTCTTCAAGTGTTCCCGGAAGATATCCCAAATCTTCATCTACTGATACAGAAGGACGTGTGAAAATAAGTTTTTCACAATTGCCAAATAAAAAATTACGTACTCCATTTTCAGTAGCTAATAATGTTTTACCAGTTCCTGCGGGGCCAGTAGCAACAACAATTTTTTTATTCTTATTTTTAAGGAGGTTATTGTAAATATACTGACTCTTGTTTTTCGGCTTGGTGAATTTTTCATCAATTTCGCGTTTTGTAGTTCCTGACGAATGCTTGTATTCCATTTGAATATTGCTATTTGTATAATGGGATATGTCGTTATCGTATTCCGAATAGAACTCTAATACTTCATTCATTATCTGTTTTTTATTTTTGCGTCCTTTGCGCGGATCGTTTGGTTGTTGATTATTGTGTTTCATTATTGGGTTATATACACGATTAGTCTTCATATAATATTTGGATAAATTGTATAATCCCTAAAAATATATTTGTATAACTCTAAAATATAATTGAAAATTTGTTCTATTCTTCATCAGGAACAAGAGTATGTATATATTTGGCTGATTGATATGCAATCAAAACAGCAACACTACCGATAACTGCTGTTTCTATACCGTAGTATATTCCCTTACCTTTTAATAACCCGAGTAAAAACAATATAAAAACCAAAATCATTATTGCATAGGTGAATGCGTTATCAATTTTCATTGTATAAGGAATCATTGGCATAGAACCCAAAATAACGAATGAAATAAAGGTAGATAAGCCTACCAAGTAAGGATGTTTTTTACTTTCTCTCATGCGTTCTGCTAAGAAACTGGATATTCCCATACTAAACCCATCGGCTAAAATGGACGCGAATCCAAGAATAATAATAATGTTATGGGGTAATTCAGCACCTACTGAACCAGCAATAATTGCAAATGTAGTAATAAGTCCATCTACGCCACCATATACGATTTCTGAGTTATAATTTCCATTATCATACATTGTTAACACTAATCAAATGTATATAATCATGTATAGAAAAAACCAACAAACAATGGTATAGATTTGAAAAAAATACAATATATTAAAACATATTTTTTTGAAGAAACATAAAATATCATCCTTATAATATAACATAACAGTTTAGATAATGTCTAACGCACTTATAAAACCCGAACCACTTTTGACACCAAACGATAGTCGCTATGTAATGTTTCCAATTGTTGATAATGACATTTGGAAAATGTATAAAAAATCAGTGGATAGTTTCTGGGTTCCCCAAGAATGTGATTTATCTAAGGATTTGAATGACTGGGAAAAATTAACAAAAGACGAGAAACACTTTATAAGTATGGTATTGGCATTTTTTGCTGCTTCTGATGGAATTGTATTGGAAAACTTAGCTATCCGGTTTATGAGCGACGTCCAATTGTCAGAAGCACGCGCATTCTATGGCTTCCAAATCGCCATAGAAAACATCCATTCTGAAATGTATAGCTTACTCATTGATACATATATCAAAGATTCGGGAGAACGTGATAAATTATTTAATGCTATCGAGAATTTCCCTTGTGTAAAAAAAAAAGCAGACTGGGCGCGCAAGTGGATTAATGACGAAGAAAGCTCATTTGCTACTCGTTTGGTCGCTTTTGCGGTGGTAGAAGGAATTTTCTTTTCATCCAGTTTTGCGTGTATTTACTGGATTAAGAAGCGTGGCATTTTGCCCGGTCTTACATTCTCTAATGAATTGATTTCTCGGGATGAAGCGCTACATACTGAATTCGCTGTATTACTATATAACAAACTTGAAAACAAATTGACACAGGAAGAAATTCATACTCTTATATCTGGTGCCGTTGAAATTGAAAAGGAATTTATTACAGATTCCATTCCGTGTCGTATGATTGGTATGAATGCGAAATTAATGAAACAGTACATTGAATTTGTTGCCGACCGTCTATGTCTTCAATTAGGATATGATAAGATATATAAATCAGCAAATCCTTTTGATTTTATGGAATTAATCAGTGTAGAAACAAAGGTTAACTTTTTTGAACGCACCAATTCTGAATACGCATTGGCAAACAAAACAGTTGATAAAAATGTATTTGATTTTTCTGCTGATTTTTAGATTTGAAACAATATACAGTATAGATAATTGTATTTGAACTTACAAATACAATTATTTCCTTTGTTTGCATATACTTGTAATGCGTTAACTTACAAAAATTGAATTAAAAGGGTATTTATATCTAATAATAGATATAAAATGACAACACTATGTGATCCATGCATGCCGAGCACGAGCGATGAAAAATATGCTGCAAACGCATATGAAATCGCAGGAAAGTCTGATATGGCTATGCAACTGGGGTGCATCGCAGTTCGTTGTGGTAAAATAATTGCTCGTGGATGTAATAACTATAGAACATTTTCAAAAGATGGATTAATACATAATTCATGTTCATGTCATGCGGAAATAGATGTCTTACGTAAATGTAAGAAACAAAATATACAAGATAAAATAAATCTATATGTAGTTCGTCGGTCTCGTTCTTCCCGTTCTAAATTTTCGGATATGTATATGGAAAGCAGCCCTTGTAAAAATTGTTATGAAACAATGAAGCAATTCAGTATCAAATATATTGTATTTTCGGATATAAACGGAGAATTAATTAAAAAACGATTTCAAGACTTTTATAGTACCTTTATTACAAGTGGTAGAAAAGCAATTATAGAGAAGCGCGTAAAGGTTTTATGATATTTGGTGGATAAAAAAACACGTTCTAAAATATCAAATATATTATTTATACGCAGTAGTCTATTTTTTTACTCTACCAATTGATGCGGAGATTATCATTTATAAGTTGGCAACTACCGTCTTGGTGCCATTTACAAACAACGGCATATATTTCCACCCCCGCATTTTTTGCGGCATATACAGCATCACGATAAATCGGGTCAATGATTGATGGCTGAAAGCTTGATACATCATGACGCTGAATGACAAAACAAAGGATTGTGCGTGCGTTTTTATTTTCTTTTAATCGTCGCAGTTCATTAACGTGTTTAAGAGCTCGTGGACTTACTGGATCGGTTGCTTTCTTCCTGTATCCGTCAGGGAAATATGCGATTTTATTTTCAAACGGGATTTCGTCGTAGTTCCTTCCTTTTCGTTCTTTTTTCGGTATGTCTTGATAATCCGCGAGAGGAACAGCCTTAACCTCAAGTATAAACTCTTTGTTATTTTCATCGTATCCGTGAAAATCAAAGCGGGAATCAACGTCCAATTCCTTATCTTTGATAACAAATTCACGAGTATAATTGGTAATATTTGGCAACCACGAAAAATTACTTTTTGAGATGCAGTTCTCTACGATTTGTTCGGCAAGTTTGGGATGAATACCGACAATGACGCATTTATCCTTTTTTTCATCATATATGGATGACAAATATACTGAATATTGGCATTTGCTCTTTGGGTTCTTGGAAGGAGCCATCAATACAGTCGCATCTTTATCTGCTAATCCACAGCATCCAAGTGAAGGACAATGACCGAGAATAGTATTATCTCCATATATAACATCCGCTACATATGGAGACTTGATTGAAGCAGAGGGACGCTTAATAACAGTCCCGGATACAAGGCCTGACAATTGGTGAATAGTAATCATTTTGTATGGAGTTTGGATTATTGTATGGTGTTATAGATAAATTGGGTAATTGTCATTCAATTTTTCATCTTATTTTTCGTTTTCCTTTATTAGATACGTGTTCTTGGATGATTTCATACAATGGTTCCGTATGTTGCGATACACCATGACTAAATGCTTCATTTGAACGTTGTAGAATTACGGTAGGAAGAAGGCGTGACCCATATTGCTCCTCTGTAAATGCCTGTCGCAACAAGAACTTTTCTATTTTACCGGTAACATTATGATTACGAAGATGAATCGGAATACTCATATAATAATTAACCCAAGAACGGTCCAAGAATGGTGTGCGCGGTTCCAGTCCATTACCGGAAATACATTTATCCGAACGCAATACGTCGTATTTGTGAATATTATATAAGCGATGGTAACATTCCCTGTCAAACTCTATATTATCCGGAATACAATGGGAATACATATATCCACCACACACTTCGTCGCAACCATCGCCATTCATAATGACCTTTGCATCGCTATGTGTTGAAATATATTTTCCGAGTAAATAAGTACCAATACTGTCACGGACGGTAGTAGGATCGTTGCTTTCAATCGCATAAATGACATTATCAATCTCGCTTACGAACTCTTCTTCTGTAATTTCAATAGATGTATGTGTTGTATGTAAATGGATGGCAACAATAGAAGCGTAATGTAGGTCTTCTGAACCTTGGAGACCAATAGAATATGTTTCAGGTGGTTCTAAATTGTGTGTTTTATTATATTCACATACAAGCGCACAAATCAAACTGCTACCTAAATCACCAGAAAGCAAACACGCAATCGGGCGGTCTGTTGTAGAACACCGCTTGAATACAGATTGTTTAAGGTAGTAAATAATATTGTTGTATATTGTATTCATACAATGACTTTGGTGAAAATTATTGACGATAGACTGAAACCCAATATCGTGGTATTTGAACGTCTCATAATATTTCCATAGCGAAGACATTGACGAATCACGCTTGTATGTGTCGTAATATCCAGGCGGAAACTGCGAAATACTATTATGTTCCTGTTTAAAATTCTCAAGACACTTCAATTCCGACGCGAAACCGTAAAAATCTTTTTTATATGGGCCGGTGATATCGTGTTTGTTCTGTAATATATATAGAGGACGGACACCATATGGATCCCGTGCAACATACATTGTAGGATCATCCAATTCCAGTGTCATATCAATCAATACAAACGCAAATACACCGTCAAGATGACGAAGTGTCTGGGACATTCCGTATTTTTTATACATATGTAAAATAACCTCACAATCTGATTCTGTATTTGGTGTGATTTTCATTTCTTGGTACAATTCTTTATAGTTGTAGATTTCTCCATTACAAATTAAAATAAGGTTTTGGTCTAAAATAATTGGTTGATGAGATTCGGAATTTAGACCATTTATAGCAAGGCGATGAAATCCAATAATGTAATTGAAAAATTCTGGTTGTAGAATGGAATATTCTGGACCCCGATTCTTTCCTTTTGAAAATTCTTTTTTAATACTCTCATATGTATATTCGCCATTATTGTTTAGCATTGCAAAGATGCCCGACATGATTGATACTAAATATATGTAAACGTTTTTATATCAGTGCTAAAAACTATATAAATTTTATAGCATTATATTATATAATGTTTATTGACTTTGGAATAATGAAAACAGTGAACGGTAGAAATAAACGAGATAAAAATAAAGTGTATAACACTATTGCAAAAGAAACGTATCCTACTTTAGATAATATGTCCCAGCACAGTTCGTTCCAACCTATATTACAAAGTGAATTACAAAAAGTTCAGTTAGATAAAGATATTGAAAATTTTGAAAACCTTGTATTTTACACAATGAATGGAGAAGTAAAATCAAGCACAATGGATAAGAATGAGAAAAAACAAGATATTGATGTAGAAGAACAAGAACGTGATGATGATGACGACGAACAAATACAACTAAATGTAAATTATTCAACACATATGTATATTGGTTCAATTACAGTTGTGGGTTTATTTGTTTTTTATAGAATGTTACAAAAAACAAAATAAATTCATTTATACCAATTTGAATCGCTTATATATTTCCAATCCAAGTAATCCACCAAATACTTGGGATAAAGCATATGGAATAATTTCACTTACTGGTAATTTGTTAATGGATGCCATTACAACAGATAATGTGGGATTGATATGGCCTCCTGAAATGGGGGTTGCTATAAGTAATATTAATGCCAATGTTGCGCCAATAATCATTGGATTTCCAGTAGCAAGAATAACATAAACAAAAATAGCACTACCGATTAATTCAACTAAATATTCATACATAATAAACTATACTGTATATATTTATAGTATAGTTTTTTATAGGCTTGTATCATTGTAATTACGAGCAACCGCACGTTCGCGCTTGAAACGCGCATATTGAGAACCAGTCGCGGTTTCGCTTTTGTCTAAATTGTATACTTTGCGATAAGGCGAACTTTGTGTGGCATTGTTAGGGTTATGCCATACCATACGCACGCTTGCACGATTTTGTGTATCTTCTCCTTGTCGTTTTCCTAATATTGTGGGTTTGGGTGAAATGCCGTTCATTATGATTTATATATTAATCATATATATTTTTACAATGTGTAAAAGTAGTTTTATTTTAATATTGTAATACATTATATACATTTGAATATTTAAAATGGATAATGTCAATGATTTAACCTTACAATTACTTCTCAATCAAAAGAATTACAATAAATTGGTAAAACAAAAACGGTCAGAAACGCGTGAAGAAGATATTGTTGTGGATAAGGTTAAAGAAAATAAGTCTGAAATTATAGACACAATCATTCAATTAATCGACGGTGAAGTAGACGATTTGAATAACACGATTATTTTAGCATTTGACGATTTTACCAACGAACTATTCAAACACTGGGACATGTTGAAGATTAGAGATATTAATAAATTCTATGATTCAAACATACACACTGAAAATAATGAGTATGAAGAACATAATAACGAAGATGATTCATCTATCCAATCGTCTAAAACAGAAGACAGTGGTAAAGATACCGAAACAAATTCGGTATGGAGTTCGGAGAAAGTGCTGAAAATGGGGAAATAGGATCTATACTTTATTTGTTTGGATTATTGTGAGATTTATTGTCATTCGCATCAAGATGATTGTCGCCACACGGACCACAGTGATCTACATTGTTGTAATCTACTTTTGAGAATGATTTACTATTACATCCGTGCGATTTCCAACGTCCCAGTGTCGTTGTCTTCGTTTTATCAAAAATACAAAATGTATAAGGGAAAAAATCTGTTAATTTGGTTTTCAATAGGACATGTTGCTTATTAAAAATTTTCTGGAATTTAGTTATAATGAGGTGCATATAGATAAACACTGAAATTATTTTTATATCATTATATAATAACTTATAATGACAACAACACGTAAACTACATACAAGAAATTGTAATCCGAATATTAATGGAAAGACTGTGAAGAATAGGAGTTGTATGACGCCCGAAGTATTGAAGAAGGTTCGCAAATATTACAATAAATATAATCCGAATAATAAGATAAAGGTACAAACTCCGCGTAAAATATGGAGCGACTTAAAGCAAAAACTTCATCATTGCGATAATGAAATGTGTTGGTTGGATGAATTTAGAAATATGAAATTGAAGTCATCTATCAGAAACAAGTTGTTCGCGCCCAACAAACCGAGTGAATGGAATTCCGTCCCAAATACATGGTTGACGAATTTTGATATCTTGAAGGTTCTCAACCAATATGAAAAAAAGTATTCTTGTTTCAAACTATTTGGACCGAGCCCTATTGATTTTGACGATAAGTATTTCCAATACGGCGGACAATGTGTATCCAATGATATATGCACGTTTGAATTGGGAAATATGTTGAAGAATGGTATTCATAAAATGGGTTTTATATTTAATTTATCTAAGCATCGGGAACCTGGAAGCCATTGGGTGTCATTATTTGTTGATACAAAGAAAGGATTTATATTGTATTTTGATAGCAACGGAGTGGAAGCCCCGAATGAAGTGGATATCTTGGTGAATCGTATTGTATCACAAGGAAAGAATTTGGACCAACCTATTGATTTTGAATATATACAAAATACATTTAGTCATCAACGTTCAAATACGGAATGTGGGATGTATTCGTTGTATTTCATGATAACGTTGGTAAATGAGAAGATAAATGGAAAAATGGCGAAGAAACAGAAATTATTGGATCATTTCTTGAAACAGAGAATAGAGGATGAGTATGTTTTCAAACGCCGAAATATATATTTTAACGAATAATATAATATCACTATATAGTAAATATTATATACAATGACTGATAAAACAACTGTATTTGATAGCAAAATAAATGAGGTAATACGTAATATTGAAAGTTTGAAGAAAGAATCAAATCCCGAGAAGATGATGAACGCGTTAACTGGATTATTTGGATTAAAGGCACAAGATAAGCAAGCATTAAGCGCGTATACAACATCAGTAGATGGTCTATTAGAATATGCGCGTGCAATTAAAACAACATTAACGAATTTATCAAAAACAAATACCGATACTAAAATAGAGAATAAGCGTTTAAAAGAAGAACTAGATCTAGCGATTAATATACTTATTATGCAAGAAAATGAACTTAAAAGAATAGGGCAATTGCTGGAAAATAATAAAATAACAATTGAAAACCTTAAAAATGATAATAAAACATTCGAAGAAGCTAATGAAGCACTTATAACATCTAATGAAGCACAACAAAGTAGAAACAAAGATCTCACAGCACAAAATGAATCACAACAAAATAAAATTAAACAAATGGATGAAAACTTAAAAAATTTAAAAATTGTATTAGAAACCCAAGCAAAAACATTCGACGCACAAACGGAAAAAATCAAAGAAATAAATACATCAAATGCTGATTTATCAACACAATTACAAACATTAAGAGATACACAAACAGAAACAGAAACAAACGCTAAAATAGCTTCTGCCGAATTTAATAAAATAAAACAAACGCAAGACGAATATATTAATAAAATTAAGAAAGATAAAGAAAAAGCGATAGCGGGTTTAAGAATTTCAGCGAAGAATAAATTAAAAGAACAACAAGATGCATTTGAGAAAAGTATTGCTACCATAAAAGGAGAATCGAGTAAAACAATTGCAGAGAAGGAAGCAGAGATTAAAAGTATCACAGAAGAACATACCAAACAACAGAACAAAATAACCGAACAACAGAACAAAATACTAGCAACAAGCAACGCAACCATTGGTCAATTAAAAAAAGAATTATCCAATTTTAAAACAGAGGAACAATTAGGAAAGGAAGATGAAGAAAAACAAAAAAAAATGTTAAGAACAGAAACACGGATTTTACCTCTTGGGTGGAAAAATTCAAAAGGGTTTAATATTGGAAACATAACGACACAAGTGCGTGGAGAAAAACCATATAATGCGACAGACACAATCGACCATTATTTGTATACATTATTTAATGGCAAAATACCAGGTGAAGAACAACTATCCACATCATCAAGACACGTGCCAATTATACGAGAAGAGAGATCCGGTGGAAAAAATAATAGGTTGAGAAAGAGTAAAAAGAGTAAAAAGAGTAAGAAATCAAAAAATAATAAAACGAAAAAACAAAGAAAATATTAATGAAAAAATAATGTAAAAAAATAATGACGTATAATGAATATATGTCATTATTTGTAACACGCGACAATCAAACATTATTATGGAATATAGTAAATAAGAATCAAAAAATAAACAATGTTTTTAATGAAAGCGAATCCGATAAACAAGAATGGTTCAAAGATATTATTCGTGATTTTCATCAAAATGGAAATGAAGTGTATAATATGATCCAATTGAAAGAATTGAATAAGCACGTATTACAGTATATGAGTCAGGACGTAAAAAACCGTCTATATCATATCCAATCGCAAGAACAATCGCAAGAACAATCGCAAGAACAATCGCAAGAACAATCACAAGAACAATATAATATTTCATCAACCCAAGGAAATCCACAACAAAATATAACAGACCATACACAATATTCCAATATATCTAATGAGACAAAATATAACGATATGAGTGATTATGAACGCAGAGAACAAGAATATCGTAAACTGTTAGAAAAACCACAGCCGAAAGAAATAAATTTTTCAGACACAAATAATGAGCCTGGTTCTATGAGCTCACGAGAAATGGAATCCAAAATAAAAGAACGTGAAAACGATAGTGTGAGTATCAATAATCCACTTGCTGAGGAAAATAAACTAATTAATGAAAAGATTTCAAAGATGCAAACATTAATTGATACAATGCAAATATCAATCAATGGTATATTGAAAGACAACGAACAAATTAAATCTGAAATGAATGATATGTTTGTAAAACAAGAAGTATCTTCCGCAATAAATAACGTACTAAGTAATATTGCGAAGTAAAAAAGATGTTACAAAAAATGTAAATATTTTGTATAATAATAATTTGTTATTATATTATAAGAATCAGTAAACAAATGTTTTTTCAAAAATTATTATTTGATTTTATAGCAGAACATGTAATATTTGTTGTGATATATGTTGTATTATTATTATTAATATTTCCTTTAGAGGACATTGTAATACCACGATTGTTTGGAAAATTATATGAAACATTGAGAGATAAAAAAACTTACGGGGATCCATTGAATATACTTTACAACATGAAAAATATGAATACACCTGGTATACTTACTTGGATCGTTGCGATTTATATATTTACACTCCTTGCTGAGAATTTTAAATTCTATATTGAGTCGTATATCAGTCCAAGTTATTTAAAATATTTACGTTCATTATTATTTACAGGAACAATACGTAAACACGAAGAAGATTATGAAGATGTCAAATCAGGTGAATATATATCCAAGGTAATGGAAATCTCACGCAACATTCGCGATTTGTTTCAATATCTTATTTCACAATTCTTCCCGTATGTGTCTGTCGGGCTAATATTGATACTTTATCTATCTTATCAGGTTCCCCAACTTGCTCCAATATTATTAGTATTCACAATGGTAATCATTTTATTTAGTATATACAGCACAGAATATATCATATCTCTTGTAAAAAAGCGGGAAGATTTCTTCACTAAGGATTTGGCAGAAAGTATCCAGGATAAACTACATAATATGATGAATATTGTCATTAATAACGAAGGGTTTAATGCAATAAAAAACAATGATGAATTAGAAGAGAAGAACAAAAAGATGATGGAAGACATTATGAAAGCAGAATCCATATCAATGACCTCAATGCAAATGGTCGCGATAACGGGTTATTCATCGTGTGTATATATACTATATGGGTTATTGAAACAAGGACAATTGAGTGTATCCAGTATGATTGCGTATTTATTGACCCTTGGAAAGTATTTATCGTATATGCAAAATATAAATTGGGGCATTGTATTTTCATTAAGTTATAAATTCGGTATTATTAATTCTCATTACGATTTTTTACTGGATATTTTTAAATACACGAATAATGACAAGAAGAAAACAAAATTTGAAGACGGATCTATAGAATTTGACAATATGAAGTTTAAATATGGTGACGAAGGAGAATATATATTTGATGGATTGAACTTGAAAATAAAGGACAATGAGAAAGTTGGATTAGTAGGGCGTTCCGGTTCCGGAAAGACATCATTAACCAAATTAATGATAGGATTACATAAATACGAGGGTTCAATCAAAGTCGGATCTCATGAAGTCAAAACCTCTAATAAAGAGGATTTAAGGTCACATATAAATTATGTGAATCAACGAACACAGATGTTTAATGGAAATGTAATGGATAATCTGGTATATGGAAATGAAGCCACAGAAGACGAAGTGAATAAAATGTTGGAAAAATATAATTTAAATAGTGTATTTTCTAATTTAGATGAAGGTGTAAATAGTGATGTAGGTGTAAATGGAGGCCAATTATCATTGGGTATGCAAAAGGTGGTTATGATAGTGCGTGGAATATTACGCAAGTCCAAAATCATTATATTTGATGAACCACTTGCGGGATTAGACCAAGACACTCGTCAAAATGTGATAAAGTTAATACTTGAAGAAACAAAAAATAAGACAGTATTATTAATTACTCATGACAAAGAGATCCTTCCATATCTTGACCGAGTAATAAATGTAAATGATTACCAATAATCAATATCAACATAGACAAACACAGACATATGAATAATACAAATGCAAGGATATAAATATTTCATACTAACATAATATATTAATATGGAATTTCTACAAAACTGTTTATTTATCAATTTAGACCATCGCACAGACCGTTTGATGAACGTCCATACACAAATGGAAAAAATGGGTATAAACGCGGAACGATTCAAAGCAATCAAGACAAAAGATGGTGCTATAGGTTGTTCGATGAGTCATATTAAATGTTTGGAAATCGCGAAAGAACGAGATTGGGAACACGTGTTTATTTGCGAAGATGATATATTATTTACAAACAAGGAGCTCTTTATAGATAGCATTACCAAATTCAACGACAATGTGAAAGATTGGGACGTATGCCTTGTATCTGGAAATAATGCGCCTCCATACAGAGAAGTATCTGACTATTGTATAAAAATTCAGAATTGCCGTACAACAACGGGATATGTGGTGAAGAAACACTATTACGATAAATTGTTAGCAAATTTCAGAGAAGGTTTACAACAGTTGATACGAGAACCAACAAATAAACAACAATACGCAATTGATATGTACTGGAATAGAATACAACGACACGATTTGTGGTTTCTAATTATACCTCTTAGTGTAGTACAAGTAGAAGGATATAGTGATGTTGAAAATCGCAGGGTGGATTATAAAAACTTGATGATGGATTTGGAGAAGAAGTGGTTAATAGAGCAATATTATAAAAAATTAATTAGTGATTCGCATAAATAGAGAACCCATAACCTGTTTATTTTTATCAGAATATTCCATTGATTTTAAATTAGATTGATGTTGCAGTTGTATCATTTTTTCACTGTGTTGTGAATTGCGCTGATTCAATAAATGTTCTGCTTCTTGCTTATTCAATGGACCAACATTTTGTCTACTTCTGTCATTGCGCATTTGTTCTACTGACGAATATGTTTTTACTTTACTGTAATCACTTTCACATACATCAAAAATAGTCTGATCTTTATGGACTTTTCGTAAATCATCAAATTTAAGTTTTCCAAAAATATCACTCCCGCAATACTGGGTATCGTCATCATTGTCATATAATGAATTTCCTGAACTATGATGTAATTCTTGTACGTTTTTATGGACGACCATTTCTTGGTTGTTTTTTTTGAATGTGCGAAACATTTGACCCATGTTATTTGCATTAATATTGTTGTCGGTTTCATACTTTTCATCCTTTTCTTCATTTTTAAACCAATCGTTTTTGGAAGTATCTACCTTTGACATCATATTTTCTTCAAAAAGAGTGTTAAATTCCTTTTGAAATTTGTTATGATTTACTTGTTTTATTTTATCTTTAATTTGTGTGGTTTGGTTATCATCTTCATTAGAAATCGGCTGATACACACTAGACTTTACTTCTTGTGTTTGCTTATTATGATCTTTATAATAATTGTTTAATATATCAAAAGCTTTTTTATAAAATAGAAAGTAATTACTTGGTAATTTGGATTTATCGGGATGAGTCATCAATACAATTTTTTTAGCTTTTTTAATTTGAGTTTCACTAATATTATAATTATCAAGATGAAAGAGTTCTAAAATATCTTTGAAACTATACATTTGAATATCTAAATTATGTGTCATTTCTTGTGGGAGTATATGTATATACTATATTATTAATGACAATAATATACATAAAAAAATAATATATGTTTTATGTATAATGAATAGTCCTCCACAAACAACAATTGATAAAATTCCGTCGAAAGACGAGTTTTTGCATAAACTAAAGGAGAATACGGGTATTATTGTATTGAAATTTGGAGCAATATGGTGTAAGCCGTGCAAACAAATTGAGGAATTTATAAATCATCGTTTTGATGAAACAGGAGATCACGTATTATGTGGTAAAATAGATATTGATGAAAACTTTGAGATATATGCTTTCCTAAAAAGGAAGAAAATCGTTCAATCTATCCCCACAATACTTCGTTATGACTGTGGTAATGTTACATATGTTCCAGATGATGCTGTTGTAGGAACAGATATTCCAACATTAGAAGCATTTTTTGAAGACTTAAATAACTAACTATTTTTTAGTGTATTGCATTGAATATTTAGTTTTATTCTTTTTACTTTTATTTGTACGTTTGTTCTTTTTTGTTCCCTTATTTTTAGATTTGAGATGTTTGCGTTTTTTTCCACCATTTAAACGTTGTTCTTCTGGTTCTTGTATGGGGGGTATTGAGTCTTCACTCGGTTGTACGCCGTCATCTTCTTCACTTACTTGTACTACCTCATCATCATTTTCTTCCGGTTCTGATACGGGTTCGGGTTCGGGTTCGGGTTCGGGTACGGGTTCGGGTTCTTCTTCCTTGGGTTCTGGCTCACTCATAGAACGGTCTTTTTCAGAAGAATCCAATAATGTAACATATGTCAATACAAGGGTGCTAATGCCAATCATACCATATGCGATGATTGGAATTTTAGGTTTATTCAAATCCATTTATAATAAATTATTAATGATATATTTTATTATAAGATAATAATCCAATAATATATAAAGGTGTATGGGAATACGCCCGGGACTATTTTATTATCATATATCTGAAAATATTAACAAGTTCGTCAATGTCACTATTATATATCACGGATTGAACCTAAATGTATAGATAATATATTTTGTGTAAACATAATAATAAAGAAATGATACAGTAAAAAATACGTCACGAGCGTATATTAACATAAAAATATTTCTTTCTATATATTATAATGTTAGCAACTTTAAATAATGAAAAATTAAAACGACCATTTATAGAGAATATGTTGAATAAAGACTTTGAAAGTGACGAGGTAAAAAATACATCAATTACTGTAAAAGAACAGAAGGAAACACAAGGAAAAAAAGATAGTTTAAATGAAAATAAATATATCCATATATTTGAAGATGAATTAAATTACGATTTATCAACGTTAATGGAAAGCAATAGTTCTGATGAATATAGTATTGAATTCATACTAATGTATATGAATGACGATTTGAAATTACCGTTTTGTCAATACTTCTTTGAGAACATTGATAATGAGATGGTATTACCCAAAGTAGTGATAAACAAAAAAAATATTTTGGAATCAACAAAAAAATATAACACTGAAAATCAATATGACGTAAAGCACTATTTATTTATAGACAAAATAAATAAAATATTGAAAACAAACTATAATATTGACAGTAAGAATGTAAACTATAAAGGGTATATGGTGTATAACTCAAAAATACATGTATTATGTGACATTACACACACATTGTTTGATTATGGATATATGGCAATATACGATGAAATTGTTGGAGGAAATGAAATACAACAAACACAGGTGAATGAAGAAAATTTGTCGTTTTTCAAAGAAAATGTAAATATCCAACAATTAACTGATGAAACCGGAAATATGATAGATGTACCAGTTCACGGGTATTTATGTAATTACAAAAATGATAATTTCACGAATGTTGAAGTAAATGATATGTTTGAAGACATGATTAACCATAATATATTTGGAATGAATTACGTATTCAGTGAATTTTTATTGGACGAGGATAATGACACTGAAAAAAAATATAAGAAATACGCAATCTTTATAAATGATGTGTTATTCAAATCTGAAGACATATCGAAATTACCATTAATGCGTGGTGGTGGAAATAATACAGATGAAATAAATGAATATGATGAATATAGTTCAATCTATTATCACGATGGAGTGTCCCGAACATTTATATTGGTAAAGAATTACGAACAATTTTGTGTAATAGAATAAATGTTATAATTTACGCTTCTGGTGAAGAGGAATTATATTCACGCAAGTAATTTTCAAGATTGTCTGTAGAAACAAGCTCATTCATATATGTTTCAAAATATGTACGAATTTCCTCTGTAATTGGATGACGTCCATACAATTTGATGAATGATTTAACATATTCGTCTATGGTTTGCTTACATTCTTTGTATTTATGTGCGGCTTCAGAAACAGATTGTCTGAAATTTTTTCGCGCGTGTTCTTTTTTCATACCCGCTTCAAGAAGATCATGTTCTTTGTCACGAAGTGTAAGTTCAATTTGTTTTAATTGTTCTTGTTTATCCAGAATAGATAATTCAGGATTGTCATCAACATTTATTAAGTTAATATACCAAGGGTGGCGTGATTTATCTGCCGTAACAATAATATTACAAATATCCGGTTTCTTTAATGCGTCATATCTATCTCGTTGTTCGGTGTTTTCTTTACCCTTGAATGTATAAATAAAACGATCAATGATTTTTTGGTCGATCGACGGACTTGTTTCCATCAGTCTATCAAATTCTTGGCGATTATATTTTAAAAAACTGCCTGCGTCGCTACGTTCATCTGGCGATTTTGATAATTCAATGCGAATATTACGGGCGTATTTATCCCATGCAATATACATTACACGATGGGATTCATTCAATTCAGATATTTTTAAATATTGTTGGATAGTGGTTAGAATTCCAATAAATATATTGAGAGTTCCAATCGCTAATGGAGCAACCGGTTGATACTTTAATGGCAAGTTTTTCTGGGCGAAGGAAGCAGTTCCACTAATTGTGGATAATACAATTGCAGGAATGGTGAACCACGCGTGCATTTTTGAATATACTAAATGGGATTCGCGATGCAGCCATTTATAGCACTGTGCTGCATCACACCATTGAACGAGTATTTCTTCATTTTCGGGGGACCATTCAATCTTTCTCTTTGTTTCTTGGGGTGTGTTAGATTCCGCCGCGTTACTAGAAACTTCTTCATTATTCTTGTCTTCGCAAATCATTATTATATTATATTACAATAAAATATAATAACGTATATCATTCATTTAACTTGACATAAACATGTTACCTGGTTTTTTTACAACTTTTTCAGAAACATTGTGGGTAGAACTTGAAACACTGGGTTCGCTGAGTGTAGGAACACTTATTTGTAAAGCATTTTCACTTGAAATTTCATTTTTTAATGTAGTTTCTAAATCGTTTATTGTATTTATGGAAGATTTTGGGTCGTCAATTTGAGAACCATTTTTCATATCATCCAACCCCTCTGCCATACTTTCAATACTTTCGTGTGTCGTTAACAATTTGGAATCATGATCTGAATTTAATATCGGACTTTCGTTGATATCATCAATGGAAAAATTAACATTTGATTTAATATTGCTTTCCACTTCTGTGTAAAAGTTCTCAATCTTTGCATATATACGTTTCAAATATTTTCCTTGTGAAATATGAAAAAATGCCATATAATTCGTATATAATACAACTTGCTCTTTTAAAATACTATTTTCATATTGTAGTGTATTAATAAAGTTTGAAATAGAGAACCCAATTTTATGGGTATCATTATAGTGTGCTACAGAGTTATGACGGGCGGAATATTGTTCGTATAATATTGAAATAATATGAAGGATATTGCTATGTATGTCTTTTATATCTTCCATGCGGTATTCAAGAAAAGGTTCTAAATCTTTATATTGAACGTATTGCCGTAACTCAAAATTATCACTTTCGTCAAAATTGTTTTTTTTACAGCTCTCAATCATCATATTATATAACTTGTAATAGTCACAATACATACGATTATTGATAAATGATAATGTTTGTTCTAAATTATCGTATTCAAGTTGAAAGGATTTATACTGGAAATAGAATGAATCTAAACAAAACAAGAAAACCTTTTTGCTATTATTTTCAATGAGCTTAAAATAAGCATCGCGAAGACGATTTAGTTTTTGATGTGCGTGTAACTTAATCTTGTTGATTTCATCTACTGAACGCATTATATTTTGAAAACTCATTTTTAATTTATTTATTTCAAAAGCATGATTAGATTTTATAGATGGTTCCATTATATATGTATCTTATAAATTATTTTAATAGTTTAACAATATGAAAAAATAATATATATGATAATATACAATCATGGAAAAGAATGATAAGAAAGACACTACAAAGTCTTTAATACGTATTTCAAATGATTTGATTGGTGATTTATTAACAAGTTTCCCCGAATGTGAAAATGAATTGACGAATATGCGAACACAAATAGAAGAAGCATCATATGTAGACCACTGTAAGAAAATATATCCTCACCGTTTTTTTGACATTCTTTATCAAAATTATGAAATTTTTGACGATAATGAAATAGATACCTGCTTTATGCCAAACATTGATTTTAAAATGTTTTTTAAAGCGGAAGATGTAAGTGAAAAGACCCGCGATGTATTGTGGCAATATTTGCAGCTAATGTTATTTACAATTATCGGGGACGTCCAAAACGTGAAAGATTTTGGTGACACTGCGAATCTATTCAGTGGAATAGATGAAGACGAACTACAAAATAAAATGAAAGAGGCGTTTGAAAACATGGGAAGCGTTCTTGATAACATGTCAAATAATAATGGTGATGAAAAAACAGATGATCCTGTTGAAGGAGAAGAAACAGAAGGACAACAGCAACAAGGAATTCCACAATTTGAAAATGTAAAAGACCATTTACAATCATTGTTTGAAGGTAAGATTGGGTCCCTTGCGAAAGAGTTGGCGGAGGAAGTTGGTGATGATTTCAAAGATTTATTAGGTGATGAAAAAACCCAATCAAATCCGAAGGATATTTTCAAAAAGCTCATTCGCAATCCCAATAAGATTACGGATTTAATGAAAAAGGTAAGTACAAAATTAGAGCAAAAAATGAGCTCGGGTAATATTTCAAAAGAAGAGTTGATGAAGGAAGCAGGCGATATTATGAAAAAAATGAAAGATATGGGTGGCGGAAAGGAATTTGGAGATATGATGAAGAATATGGCAAAGACAATGGGTGGTAAAAACGCACGTGTCAATATGGGATTATTTAATAAGATGTCAAAAGAAAATGATAATCGCGAAAGATTATTACAAAAATTAGAGGAGCGCCGTAAAGCAAAAGTTGTTGAGGAGAATAACAAAAAGAAGTTTGTTATTGAAGGAGATGAAGCCCAGCAAAAAACAACGATTGACCCAAAATTAATGGAGGAAATTGAGAACATGACACTTGAAACGAGCAAACCAAAGCCCAAAACGTCCAAGAAGAAAAATAAAAAGAAAGGGAAAAAGTAAAATATAAAGTAAGTATATATGAATCCATTTAGATTTATCAAGCTTCACATATTTTTATTGGCATTTGTATTTGGGTTATTTACCATATATGTCATTATGCCTGAAGAAAAGAAAATATATGTATATCCCACACCTGAAAATATAAATGATATTCAATATAAGGACAATGTGAATAACTGTTTTGATATTACACAAGAAGAAGTTAATTGTAGAGATTATGACAGTGTTGAAAAAATACCCATGCAATAACTTATAACTATTATATATATATTATGAATGCTATGGATAGATTTACAAAAACAGAACCAGGGAAGATAATGTTATCTGTTATTCTTGGTTTAGGACTGGCAACTTTGTTTAGAAAGGTATGTAATGATAAAAAATGTATTATATTTAAAGGTCCAGTGTTATCTGAGTTTGAAGATAAGGTATACCAACATGGGGATAAATGTTATAAATACGGTATAAATCCAAATAAATGCGACACTAACAAAAAGGAAATTATGTTGGAATAAATGCGTTTTAGAATAAACATTATATTTATATTGATACATATATAATGAATAATACAACGAACATTTCCGATTTACCTTTTGGAAACGGAGAACCAAACATACAAAATACATTAGCACCCAAACATATGAATAGCGAAAATTATAAACCGATTAACGTGCATCCTAATCCATATGGTATTTCAGAACAGAACCCGATTATTCAAAACCCACAACAGTCATATCAACAGGAAGAACAGAAAGAACTTCAATTGCCTGATAATTATCGTGAGATGGTTATGCAGCAAAGTATGGGAAATGATTTACCATCAAGAGATGTACCTATTGATAACAGTCAATATATGAACGACGAAGAAATACAACAGAATTTTGTTCCCAAAAAGGAAAAACACGTTGATTTTCTACTGGATTATGAAGACGAATTAGAAAGGCAAACAAAGAAAGATCAAGAACATCATAGAAAAAAAATGTTAGAAACTATTTATGATGAGATACAACTTGCTTTATTCGTATCATTATTATTTTTTATTTTTCAAACAGCGTTGTTTCGTAAACTCTTATGGAATAAATTCATGTTTTTACCAATTATCAACAATGAAGGAAATTTGAACTTGTATGGAATTATGTTTAAAAGTTTCTTGTTTGGTTCGTTCTTTTATTTAAGTCAGAAATTCACAAACTTCCTTACCGAACTATAAATAAGCATGGGTGTAAAGTTCTTAATTCTTTGAGAGACACAAGTAATATCCATAAATCGTTTAGAGAGCAGATAGAATCCGATTATATAGACACTCGTATTACGTATATAATGGAAACAATAATAACGGGGGTATAAAAATATACAATATATAATTGAATTATGTATTGTAAACGCTATATATTATTAATATAGGTATTGATCATCTTTTTTATTGAATTTGACCTTTTTGGTTTTAGATTGTGATTTTTTTAATTTCTTTACAGTTTTTTGTTTTTTTTCAAATATATCGGATGGATTATATTTCAAGAACCATTCTTTATATTCGGTAGTATTTTTACTATTTTTAAGTTTCTTATATTGATCGGACTTTTGTTGTCGTATTTCTTCGAGTGTTTTTTGCTTACCATAGCATGATATAGAAAATCGTTTTAATAGCCCTTTGTTGGATAGACGATTGTGTGCTTCTACATCAAATAAATATTTTGCCATACACAATAGTCGTTCTTTAGTATAATGGTGTGATTTTACATACATGAAAGCAAGATAGAATGTAAGTATTGTATCAATCGTAGCAATGTAAACCTTTTTACCATGAATGTTAATTTTATTATAACTGTGGCACGCGAGGGGTTTATAAATATATAAAATAGATGTGCCATGAACCTTGAACTCAATATAATCGGGTATAATTTCATCAATGCCATTATGAGTAATAATTTCAATATCAGTAATATTGTGGTTCTTCAACGTTTCTTCAACTATATTTGCTGTAATTTCTGGGTCTTCGGATAATATATCAAAATCGGGTACCTTTTTGGTGATACTCAAATCACCAATCATATATTTTGAAAATAGAGATGCCGCATAACCACCAAAGAAAACAACTTCTTGTTTTACTAATGTTTCCCATAATATATCAAAAATACCTTCATTTGAATTTGTATCTTGTCGGAGTGAAGGCATCTTACGTTGAAATTCTATTGTATTGCATGATAACCCGGGTTTCATTGGATAATATTTATTCAATAATACCAAACGTTTTAATACCTTTTCCCAACGGGATACATCGCCACGAGGACGCGATAATTCTAAATACATATTCATTCTCAAAAAATCTGGCGGACTATATTTAATACCTTGAATAGTAATGGCATCTTTTGATATTGTATCAAATATGTTTTGATGTAACTGTGTAATATCAGCAATTGGAATGAAATTCACAAATACTTTGAATGTGCCTTTATGAACTCCAGCCTTTGCTTCAACATCATTATATCCAGCCTTGTAATATATATTAGCTAATTCAACCGCGTGTTTCAAAGCATTCGGACTATAGAAATCATAATCGGGTATTTCAAGTTCTCTATCATAGAATTGTGATTCCTTTGGTAAAATGTTATTGATTGCTGTGCCACCATAACAAATAAGTTTATTCTTCCTTAGAAAATTCTCTAAAATTTTAAGAATGCTACTAATATCATCGTTATTTGCCAATTTACGTTTAGAAACCGTTTCAGTAATATCAACCGCTTGACGCAATATCGTAAGCTCACATTCTTCAAATGTCATTTCATTATTGCATAATTCATTATTGTATTTGTTTTGAACTTTGGCAAGATCTTTTTTATTGGATATATTGTATGTATATGTTTTGGTGAGTTCATCATTTACACTATCCATTATAAATATATATATTATTGCTTATATATTTATTCTTGAATACGGTTGATATACGGTATAGCGAGATTGAATGGTATAATTGCGGATTTAAACTCTTTGAAGAATTTTTCACATTCATTGAGATGGTTATCGCGCACGTAATAGCGATAGAATAACATTTGAATACCGTGGTCTTGAATGGATTTAATTAATGAAATATGATTTACATAATTGTTTATAAATAATCCACCAACCTTTCCATTATCATTGTAATATTCTGGAACCCCCAATGATATTTTACGCAGAGAAACATAGTCATCAGAGTCAATCTTAACGTCTGTTTCTTCTAAATCCATAATGCTATATTTGGATAATAAAGTACCTGTTTGTATATTTACTTGTTTTGACAAATCATAACATATTTCCATTGGGTCACATTGTATGTTACTTTCATAATTATTATGAATTGAATTGTCAAATATTAAAACAACTTTATTCATTACATCATTGAGTGTGGTATTGTCTGTGATTTTTTCATCATATAACTTTGAACTCAACGCATAATCTACAGATTTTGAAATGGCAGTTAAAGCATCTGATAAATCCTCGTCATTACATTTTAACCGAATTTGGATAAATAGCGGGTCTTTTGAATTTGGCGAAGGATGAGAGAACCCGAACGAAGAAGCGGTCATTAGTATATCATCCAACAAAATTTTGTTCTCGGTGTCATATGTTTTATATGTATTATCTGTGGTATATGTTACATATGGAATACCATTAATCATTAATACTTCGAGGTCTAACGCACGGCATCCGCGACTCAATACATATTTAACCATATCTTTACTTACAAATTTACCACTAATTGCGCTATTGTAACTGGATTTTATAATATATTCTTTTAAAGGCAAAAACGTTTCTCCATTGTAGTGCGTAATACCAGAACTTTCATATGAATATGACACGGTTCGTACTTCGCTATTTTTTGTATCAAATAATCCTTCCTTTACAGATACATAATTACAATATATGCTTGATAATGATAAATATAATATGAATACAATAATTAATAATAGCAACACATTAATAAAAGGCATAGTCTATATTTATTATATAAAGATATAATATATTTTCTATATAATAAAATGGCTGGTGGATTACTAAATTTAAAATCACAAGGTGCCGATAATGTCATACTAAACGGAAATCCAAGTAAAACATTTTTCAAAGTTGCTTACAGTAAATATACTAATTTTGGTATGCAAAAATTCCGTATTGATTATGATGGACTTCGTGAACTTCGTCCAAGTGAAGAGTCTAAATTCACATTTAAGTTTCCAAGATATGCGGAATTATTAATGGATACATATTTGGCGGTGACATTACCCAATATATGGAGTCCAATACACCACCCAATTCCCAAAACATCAGAGACAGGAGCTACAACTAAACATACAAATGGACGATGGGCTCCTTATGATTTCAGATGGATTGAAAATATAGGCACGCATATGATTAAAGAAATCGTTTTATCGTCTGGTTCAACAACTATACAGCGATACACAGGAGAATATTTAGCCGCCATGGTAGAAAGGGATTTTACAAGTGAAAAAAAGGATCTATTCAACCGAATGTCAGGTAATATCCAAGAAATAAACTCTCCTGCAAATGTCAATGGACGACATAATACTTATCCATCTGCATTTTATACACCTTCAACAACAGGTTCTGAACCCAGTATACGAGGAAGAAATTTATATATTCCGATTAATACGTGGTTTACAATGGATAATCGCACTCCATTTCCATTAATATCATTACAATACAATCAACTTGAAATAACTGTTACATTACGACCGATACAAGAGTTATTCCAAGTTCGCGACGTATACGATAATGTATACAATCGTCCATATGTTAGACCGGATTTCAATGAAGACCGCTTTCATATGTATCGTTTTCTACAATCACCACCAAATGTATTTTTAGATTCTCAATATTATGGAAACCAAGTAAATACGTGGAATGCAGACGTCCATTTAATATCTACATATTGCTTCCTCTCCACGGATGAGGCACGCAAATTTGCGATGGAAGATCAAATCTATTTATTCAAAAGTGTTTACGAACATAGATTTGAGAATGTAACTGGGTCCAAAAAAATAAAGTTGATGAGCAATGGAATGGTATCATCGTGGATGTGGTATTTACAGCGTAATGATGTTAATTTACGCAATGAATGGTCTAATTATACCAATTGGCCTTACAGAACACAACCAGCCGATATAGAATTGTCTTCCCGAGATATAAGCACATATTTAACTGGTCTAGGATTTCCTTCAAATACTATTCCTAATAATTATGGACCATTTATTGACCCTCACGATGGACGAAATACCGGTATTTATATTACAGGTGATTTCAAGTCTATCAATCGTAAAGAAATTTTAGAAACTATGGGTATTGTATTAGATGGGGATTATCGCGAAAATATTCTTACACGGGGTATTTTTGATTATATTGAAAAGTACACACGAACAAATGGTTCAGCAAACAATGGTATTTATTGCTATAACTTTTGTTTGAAAACAGATCCAAAGGATTATCAGCCTTCTGGTGCAATCAATATGAGTAATTTCAAAAATATAGAATTGGAAATAACCACACACGTTCCCGAAGTTGATTTAGTCAATTCACGTTTTGATGTAATTTGCAATGAAGACGGGGAACCTATTGGTGTAAGACAAGGTTCATACCAGTTATATGATTATAACTATAATTTAGTATTATACGAAGAACGGTATAATATATTATCATTTATTGGCGGAAATTGTGGGTTAATGTATGCTCGTTAAAATCATTAATTTTAATCTATTATTATATCATAATATAGTAATATATAAATATGGGAAATACAAAATGGAAACAACCTCCAAATAAAGAAGGATTCAATATAGATAATCGGAAACATATACTGAAAAAAATAAAAATGAATAAGGATATGAATTTTTCAAATATTGAAACATTTATTGATATATTAGATGATATTGAGCCTACAGAAAAGATAGAAATAAAAGAAGGTTTTGTACCCACACCTATTATACCTGGTGTGGGTCTTGATGAGAATGAAGATTATGACGGGAATGATGATATTGATAAAAAAAAGAAAAATGTTAAGGGAGGAACAATGTTTGATTACTTGCGTTATATATCTTATATTTTTTCATATCTTTACATATTATTACGCTATCTAACATATCGTACATCGGAATTTATTTATGAAATATTTGCAAACACAGAAACTTCAGAAAATTTTGTGAATGTTAATGATATTAACAATCAACGTGAAAAAACGACAGAAGAAAAAGAAGCCGAAGAAATGAAAAATAATATTAAAGAAGTTCCCGGAAAATTAAATAACACGGTTGATGAAACAAATGAAAATACTAGGGATATGAAAAATGACACAAATAAATCTATAAACAAGGTAGGAGAAAAATTCTATTCCGAAAGGTATTATTTAAAAGCATTTAATACATTAAATAAAGAATTCAATGGTAAAACAAAAAAACGTGCGATTGACGTTGAATTAGATGATACAGATAAAGGAAACGATATGAAAATTATATCTAATAATTTAATGTGGTTATTATCAATCGCGCTAGGTAGTTCAATGTCATATACATTTTACTATTACATGTTTTATACCGAAAGGATAGATAGAAAAAGCGATGACGAAAATAATGAAACCACAATATTGGATGGAGGCGTCAATACTCGTTTTAATCTTTCAGAACATCATGGTAATAGAGTAAACTTCTTACCAAAAGGAGCATCTGTCAATAAATTAGCAAAGGATTTACTATGCGAATATACATTTTCAGAAGACAGCGATTCACAATTTAGTAACTTATGGGACTTAATACCTAGTTTTTTTTATAAAGTATTGAAGCCCATTGTCGGTATAGTTGAAATGTTTCATAACGTATTATTTGTATATCTTCCCAATGTAATTAACGGAGAACACGGTTTCTTAGGTAAAGATATTATTCCATTTATTCCAAATATTGGCAATTTATTGAAAAATATTGGATTATCAACAAACGGATTGAAATTTATGTTGATCACAGTAATGTCGTCTTTCTTTATATATTATAGTGGTAGTGATTTTTTCAAATATATTATTGGAACTCTTACAGGTAAACCAGAAGCCAATTTTTTTACACTCTTTATATATTTACTAATATCCATTGTATCATTTGGATTGATTTATGATAGTTTCAAAGATTTATCAAAAACATCTGGATTAACTGATTTGAAGGAAGGCCTTGTAGGAAAAAACGCAATTGGTTCAGTGGCAAAAAACGTGACTAGTTCCGCGAAGGACAAAACAACAAATGTAATTGAATCGTTACGGGGTAAAAAATTAACAGGCGGTTCAAACGGAGACGACGGCGAATTTGAATTACAGGAAAAATGCCAAGACTTTAACGACAATCAAAGTATTTTCATAAAAACATTATTTGGACTAGAAAGTAAACCATATATTGGGGGGTTTGCATATCCAGTAATGCTTGTATTCAACATATTAATATTCTTTGCTATTTTGTTTACCTTATTTGGGTTTGGACCGATCGCAATATTTTTATATGTTATTGGTATATTTGGGTATTCACTTGTAAATAGTGATTCAACAATGAAAGACAATATTGATATAATGACACAACTTAGCCCAGACGATGAAATAAATGTTGATGTAAATATAGATTCAATGTGGTTAAATAATAACACACGACACGATATTGAAACCGCGAATAACTATTTAAATAAAATAAATACTGTATCATACAAATTATATAATAACATATTATTACAAAACAGTATCTCTATTTTCATTGTTGTATCTCTATTTTATGCTTCAAACGACATATATAAAAATACTAAAAACACCAACGTAAGATCCATTTTGACCATATTGACAAGTATGGCTGCAATTTTGTATGGGGTATTTACATTTATGACAACAAATATAGACATAATGATTAAATATTCAGATGTATTAAAGATGTTAAATATAGATAAGAATGACGATCGTTATGAAAATCTTATGGAAATATTATTAAAGTTACCCGGATATGGAAACGATTTATTTTCAACTTATACTACTGATGACATCGAATTATTATTTAATAATGTTGATATTCAAAACATATTAACAAGAAATAATACTAATTCCAATAAAAAAATGCAAGGTGGAAATTTAATCTCTGAAAACCCTTTATTAAGGAGTATTACAAGTTCGACAACAAAAGGATTAGAAAGTATAAGTAGTTTACTTACAGGAAATAATAATATTACACAAGATAAATTTACACTTGCAATTTATTATAGTATAATTAAGAACAAGTTTGGTAAATACAAGCCGTTGTCAAAACAAGGAAACAGTTTCTACGATTTCGGCCAAAACGTTCATGCAAAACAAACATTATATAATAAAAAAATGTAGTAAATTAATAAATATTATAATGTATTTAAAAACATATGGTATAATATAATTATATGAAAAAAAAATATTATCCATTTGTAAGTGTATGTACGCCAACATTCAATCGTCGTCCATTTATTGAAAATATTATTCAATGTTATAAAAATCAAACGTATCCCAAAAGTAGAATGGAATGGATTGTTGTGGACGACGGAACTGACAAGGTTCAAGATGTATTTGAAAAACATAAATTACCCAATTTCAAATATTTCGCGACAGACAAAATGAATTTGGGAAAAAAACGTAATTTTATGCATACAAAAGCAAAGGGTTCTATTATTGTATATATGGACGATGATGATTATTATCCTCAGGACCGTGTAGAACACGCAGTTGAGCGTTTACAAGAAAATCCAAACGCATTATGTGCTGGTTCGAGTGAATTATATGTATATTTTAAAACACTGAAAAAAATGGTCCAATTTGGACCCTATGGACCGAATCATTCCACAGCAGGCACATTTGCGTTTCGCAAAACATTATTGGACAAGACACAATATGATGATGATGCTGCTCTTGCCGAAGAACGATCATTTTTAAAAGACTATACTATTCCTTTCGTACAATTAGATCCAATGAAGACAATTTTGGTTTTTTCACACGAACATAATACATTTGATAAGCGTGAATTGCTCAAACAACCAGAGTCTCAAGTAATGAAAACGAGTAATAAAACAGTAGATATGTTTATTTTGAAAGACAATGAAGCACCGATAAAAAAATTCTTTATGGAAGATATTGATGGATTATTGGATAATTATGAAGACGGTCTTCCAAAGAACAAACCAGAGGTGATTAAACAAACCCAAGAAATTAAAGAAAAACGACAGAAAATGCAAGAAGAGATGACACAAAAGGAATTAAACGCACATACAGGTATTGTCATTGATGGAGATAATGGCGAAAAGAAAAATCTTACGAAACAAGAAGTCGTTAATTTATTGACGAATTTACAAAAGAAGGTCGGTGATTTAACACAAATGTTGAAAAATCAGTCTCCCATCAACACTACCAATAGTGAAGGTAAACAAGTACCATTAACATCTTCTCAGATTGTGAATCTAATCACATCATTGCAAACGCAAATATCCAGTTTAACAAAAGAAAATGAAGAATTACAGAAAACAAGTAGTAATGTGTCAACCACAGAAAATGAAGCACACGAAAAACAAATATCTCATCTTAAACAACAACTTCAAGATAAGGAATCGTGTAATAATCAACTCTTACAAAATGTTGATGCGTTGAAAGATACACGTCATTACGACGACCAAATATCTGAACTTAAACAACAACTTCAACAAAAAGAGCTTGAAATTAGTGAATATAAAAATAATATCGTATGTTTAACAACGCAATTTATGAACGAAAAACAACAGTTCAATCAAACAATTGTTGATTTAACCGAAAATATTACGACATTGAAAGACAAAGATATATTACTTTCACCCGAAGTAAATATTCGTGTAAATAGCGAACATTAAAATATAAATATATATTTTTTCTAGTATATATTTATTCTATTTCTTGTTTGGCATTTTTATCCAAATAACGATAAATACGACGAATATCAAGTTTATTAATGTCATTTTCACTTAGTTTTGTCTCTATTTCAGTATACACCGTTGGGCTCACCTTTTGAAGTTGTCGTATTTCTTCGAAAAAACATAATACATCACTCCGTTCCAAGTTAAGAGATTGACATAGACCACTAATAAAGATATTATTATTATACTCCGTAGAATATTTTGTTAATACCTTTGTAAATCGTATCTCATCGTAGTTTTTATATTTCGGATTGAATGTATCGTGATATATTTTATTGTTATAAAACGTCTTTAACAATGATGTCATTTCATTTAATTGCCATATTTGGTTTTGGAATGTGATTCTGTCAGTGTAGTCAGCATAACATATATTATCAAGAACTTTACAATAAAACGGTAGAGATTTATTCAAAGACACATTCTTCAATTTATCCACTATATTTTCATGCCATAACAGTGCAACAATGGTGCGTTCTGTATCATTCATATACTTATTATGTTCTTCAATATACACGCGTTTATTAATTAACTCGTGCGTAATTCGTTTTGCATCATCATTGTAATGCTTCTTTTGGAATATCTTAAAAAAATACTTTTCATCTAACAATTGTTTGTTATTTTCATATAATTCTTTAAATTTTTTCATTTTTCGCAAATCTCCTTGGATATAGTCTATCATACATTCTTCCATTTTTTTACTGAGATTGTCGTAGTTATCCATTTCTTTTTTCAAGAAACTCTTGATTTGCGTATTTGATGGGCTTTTCAATTCATATACATTACACACGTTCATCAATTCCCGTATTTTTTTATCATTGAATGTATTCCCTACACAAATTATTGGGATATTTGTTTTATTTTCCAGTTTCTGTTTTTTTGTTTTCTTTTGTCGTATGAGTTTAATGAGCGAAGAAAGACCTCCTTTATCGTTACTATTCATTCCGTCGATTTCATCCATTATAATTGCCAATTTACTTTCTTTTTTTTTTAACATACTCATAACATTTTTTGTGGATATATTATCACTATTTAATGATTCAATTAAGTGTTTGTTTCGTGAATCCCCAGCATCGTATTTTATAATATCATAATCTATTTCATTTAACAGTTTCTCAACAAAATGCGTTTTCCCACAACCATGCGGTCCATAGATATATATTCCGCGCTTTTGTGTATTTGTTTCGCATATTTCATCAAAATTTAAGACAAACTCTTGGATTTCCTTTTTTATTTTATTACGTTCCCTGGAAGACATTAATATATCAATGTTTATCTTATTATATATATTTTCACATTATATATAATAATTTATTTATTTTTAAAATGAGCTGAAATCTGCTGTTCGTGCGACATAATTACTTGTTTTATTGGGTAAAGCACCGTAATAATCATAATTTGTTACACTGTTTTGATAACTTGGCATTTGAGATGTGCCGGTCATATTCATTTGAGTTTGATTTTGGACTGGTGTCGTGTTTACATTTCCTTGTTGTTGTCTTGCAGGAAGTTGTACCGCACCACTCAAATTAGTGACTCCTGAATATAAGTCTCCGATTACGCCAGTAGCAGCACCATAAATATCCCCAGCTACACCAGTTGTCGCACCGTATACATCACCGGCTACACCAGTTGTCGCACCGTATACATCCCCGGCTACTTGTTTCGCACCAGTCCCAGCTGTTCCAATAGCGCCATATACATCCCCGGCTACTTGTTTCGCACCAGTCCCAGCTGTTCCAATAGCACCATATACATCCCCAGCTACTTGTTTTGTTCCAGCACCTACTTCACTTATAACATTTCCAGCAGAATCTAATGTTTTTTCAATTACGTTTCCAGCAGAATCTATTGTCTTTTCAATTACGTTTCCAGCACTATCCACTGTTTTTTCAATTACGTTTCCAGCACTATCCACTGTTTTTTCAATTGCGTTTCCCGCACTATCCACTGTTTTTTCAATTGTGTTTTTATTGTTTCCAGTAATTGATTTACCATCAGAACCCTTTGTACCAGAACCTCCATTTCCACCACAATCATTACATACTCCGTTACATCCAGAAACACATCCAGGACACATGGGACAAACTGGTGGTACAACTTCTGTTTTCAAGAAATAGTCTTCACCGTATTCACCACCACTTTTGGAATTCTTATCTAATCCAAATAAATGTCCGTATAACTCTTTTCCGCGTTCCAATACAGTAAACGCGTTCTCTAATTCACTTAAACCGCCATTTTGAGTAGTAGTTATTTCACTTACGGTTTCAGTTACAGTATTATTGTCACTTACAACATTTGTTTCTGTCGGATATGCTACATATACAGATTTGAAAACCATTGTGTATGAATTTCCGTTTTGATTTAGTGTAAACGCTTCACCAGTAGCACCAGTAGCACCAGTAGCACCAGTAGTAGCACCAGTAGTAGCACCAGTAGCACCAGTAGTAGCACCAGTAGCACCAGTAGTAGCACCAGTAGTAGCACCAGTAGTAGCACCAGTAGTAGCACCACCAGTAGCACCAGTAGTAGCACCAGTAGTAGCACCAGTAGTAGCACCAGTAGTAGCACCAGTAGTAGCACCACCAGTAGCACCACCAGTAGCACCACCACCAGTAGCACCAGTAGCACCGCCAGTAGCACCGCCAGTAGCACCGCCAGTAGCACCGCCAGTAGCACCACCATTGTTAAGTGAAGATGCTTCTAATTCAATAACACCAATAAATACACCCTTTCCATTGGGACTGGGATAATATAAAATAGTGTTTCCTGCAGTAGTGGGGTGTATCCAGTTTGTTCGAGTTTTATCATTTTCACTTGAACTATACATATTTGTTGATATTTCTTCTTTTGTGCTATCGGATGAGATTACCAAAAGATTATTGGTATCAATTGATACTAATACATTTTCATTTATGTTATCATAAACAACATTATCAGATACTTTAATATACCATCCGGGAACCGGAGCTTTGTTATTGTTTCTATATGTTGATGTTCCAGATGTATATTCTGTGTTTGTCGCATCAAATTCGGTAGCACCATCTTTTTCAAATACGTAACTGATTTTAAACATATTATTTGTTTTATCTAAAACATGAATTAATGTTTCCTTATTGTTTGCGTGGACGAATACAACATATTGAGGGACAGTCATTGTTGTTTCGTATTTGAAGCTAATGCTTGCTGTTTCAATAAATGTAGCATTTGATTCATTAATGGTTACAATTGTTTCATCTTGACTAGCATTATATATTGTTTGACCGGAGTCATCTGTATTAGATATGATATCATATTGTTTGCTAGTACCATCGACGCGTTTAATAACATTAATACCAGTAAATACACCTGTTGGGGTTTCTGTATCATCTATATATTCGGGAGAAACGACTTCAATAATATTACCATTTGATTCATCAAAATATAAACAATCATATAATTTCACTAATTCTTTTGTTTTACTATAAACAAGAATTTTTGTTTTACTATTATTCTGCGAGTCGCGTTTGTATGACCCAAAGCCTTCTTGTGAAACATTTGTATCCATAAAATATGAAAGTGCTAAAACGACTACTATAATAAATAGCATCGCCCACATTGTAAGTTTGAATGACATTTTCATTATGTATTATACTATATTATTATAAAAAAACGATTGTTAATAAAATATAAAGTTATTTTACAGTTATTTAATAGTAAATATAAATAATGGGTTTAGAATATTATTACGATAAAGACAAATATGATTACGAAATATGTATTGACGAAGTTGGTCGGGGATGTATGTTTGGGGATGTAGTAGTAAGTAGTGTTGTATTACCTAAACTACAAGATGAATCGTTTGATACGAAAAACATCAAAGACAGTAAAAAATTCACAAACAAACAGAAATTATATAGTGAATGTGAAAATATTTCTAACAATGTATTTTTTCATCATACCGCTTCATTGTCTAACACAATTATTGACGATATTAATATTCTACAAGCAGTTATGAAAGGAATGCATCAATGTGCGCTTCGTAGCATTGATTATATACAAAACTGTGAAAAAGAGAACTTTGATCCTAATAAGATTTTGTTAGTGATTGATGGCAATTATTTTATTCCATATGAATATAATGGAGTATATATCAATCATGTCACAGTAAAGCAAGGAGATGGAAAATATATTGGTATTGCAGCAGCAAGTATAATAGCTAAAACAACCAGAGACAAAGACATTATCCAATTATGCCAACGTTACCCAGTATTAAACGAACATTATAATCTGGAAAAAAATGTGGGATATGGTTCTAAGGCCCATTTAGATGGTATAAATCAATATGGCATTACTCAATGGCATCGCAAGACGTTTGGTTCGTGTAAAGGAAAGCCAGTATACAATATTGAATAATCGCAAATAATAATACCAAACTGATAAATGCTCTAAAATACAAGTTCAAGTAGTATTTGTATTGGAAATCTTTCACCATATAATTATTTTTGTAAGTATATCCCCGATTTTTGTAATAATCCCGCACACCCATTCCCGAAATAATAACAAGACCGTCCATTCCTTCCCAAAACGCAATTTGTTCCGCTTTTTTCAACAGTTTTTTTCCAAATCCGGAATGCTGACATTCTTTTGAACTTGTATTTGTTAGTGTATTGAAATGACCCACGTTTTGAACGCTACCATAGACGTGAAGCTCACGAATGAGAGCCTGATTTTTTAGCGTATCTTCATACATTATATCTGTAGTGTCATTTGTATCTGGAATGCGTAATCGCAAGAATCCATAAATTGCCTTTTTATCATAACTTTCAAATGATATAAAGTATTCGGTGCCATTTGATGCTCTATATTCTCGTACGAATAGACGTGCGTCGTTGTTATCATATTCTGGGTGTCTCTCTATTTCACGATAGCGAATATCCATACTATATTGTTTTTCGTCATATATTTTATCATTCACAACTTGTCTCATATTGCCACATTTGATACCTCCGGAAATATAGGTGTCTGGAATGTCACGAATTACGCGTGGGAGACGTATCCATGGCTTACACGTAGTCATAGCATATTGCAATACATCCGACATAATAGATTTATCGTCTCCGTAAGGTTTATATGAGCCTTCCTTATACCACTTTTCTATTTTCGTCCAAGGAACCACTTCACACGGATATATTTTGATTTGGTCGGGTTGAAATTTGTCGCTGTTATATACTTGGTCGAACATATGTTTGTCCTTTTGTGGGTTGGAATAGGGAAGGTCCGGCATCAAATGCATGTCTATTTTGAAACAATTGTTTTTGCAAATTTCAATTGCCTTTATGGCTTGTTCTACGGTATGTCCGCGATTAATCTTTTTCAAAATAAAGTTGTCAATTTGTTGAAGACCCAACTGAATACGTGTGACACCCCAACACAATAGTGTTTTCAACCACGGAATATTATCTTCGTCGTTTTCAAGGACGGCGTCCGGTCGGGTTTCAATACATATACCAATAATCCGACACTTAGCATTTGTATTCAAAGTTATTTCTTCTTCCAATGTTTTAGGTTCTCTTTTGGGGGAAGAGTCAAAATACACATTCACGCAATATATAAACTGTGTAAAGAACCATTTCAAATAAGGCTTGGGATATTCGGTGAATGTTCCACCCTCAATGATAAATTCAAGCTTGTCACATTTATGTCCGCACATATATAGCGAGTCCAGTCTGTTTTTTGTTTGTTCGTATGGGTGAAAATGATTACGGTTTGCACGTTGGACGGCCGGTTCCTTTGACAAATAGCTTCGCGGTTGTGGCGTCCAATTGTTGTCTTCGTGAGCGGGCTCATTCGGACAATAGAAACAGTCATGTTTACAACTGAAATCCTGTCCGCTCGGTGTTGGAGATGTCAAAATAGTGATTTGGTTAATACCCGAAATATCATTTGCGGGTTTCTTGATAAGAAGCAATGATAGCACATCAATGGGGTCTATTTTGTTTTCCTCACGGAGTTGCTTATAGCGGTATAATAGGCTGGCCTTTTTTATTTGGATTTTATAGGGACGAAGGAACTTTTGCATGACCCTAGGGAGTTGATTTCGCAATTTATGAAGGATTTCTTTATCTTTTTTGGTATCCTTGTATTTGGTGTAACTGTCAATAATCCAGGTTTTCAAATGATGAAGAAGTTGGATGACAATCTCTTCATCACACTCATTTGTGTCTTGATTATATTTAACGATCGCGTCTTCAATGTCGTGCATTATTTCAAATCAGGTGTTGTATATATTTTATAATAAAAAATGTTTATTCAATTTTATGAATGTGGTCGTGATATAACAGAATATCACATAAATTATCCTTTTTGATTTTCATAATTTTACTATTATTATCATTCACACTATATCCAATGTAGAACCAATTGTCACAAAACACAAATCCTAAACAATATTCTATATCCACATTCTCAAATACGAAATATTCACTATATAACAATTTGAACTCATGGTCCATACGAACAAGTATGTGGTAATATTTCCGCTTACCGTAACAGATAAATACTTTATGACAAATAAACCACCAATAGCCGTCTACATATATACCATTGGTTGAACCACGCAAATCGTTCAAATAATGATTTTTCTTGGTAGAAACAAAGTTTTCTACAAAAATACATTTATTCCCATTATTGCATAGCGTTCCAATTCTAAGTGGTTGCCACGCATATATGACTTGTATGTCTCCATCTTTTTCAAACAAAACCCAGTTCTTCTCCACAGAATTATTTATGGGACTCATAATATGATTTCCACTTAACGCTCCACGGTCCAAACAGCATTTTCCAATATGTATACCAATATTCCCATTGCTAAACCCAATATTAGATGAATAATAACACTCTCCATTAGACGATAATAATAAACGCACGTCTTCGTTCCCACAATACAATTGATTATTAAAAGTGGTATCGTATGTTAGGTCTACACATTGTGATGTTGTATTGGTATCAATATCATAATTCATTAACATATTTTTTGTCGTTATTGGGGGATTATAAAGATAAGAACCATCATCATTTATTTTATAATTCACATACCGAATATTAACTTTAATTTTACCATCATGTATAATGAGCGATGGAGAACTTGGATAAAAATCGGAAATATCGGGACACTTAATCATCTGTATTGTTTCACACTTTCCAGAAAGTGAATTTACATAAAATTTATAATTCTCACATATGTTTCGATGTGTCTCTGCATCCACCATTGTATTATGCATGAGTTTCTTATATATATTAGTGTCACGCATATTTACATAGAACGCAAAAATGGAATATTCATAATCCAAATTATACATATACACGTGTTTCTCTAAAAACAAATGATTATCCAATGTAATATAATTCATACATCGTTTTGCTAATAAATAAAAACTATATGCAAGCTCATGTTGTGAAGATAACCGATAATATTTTACAATCTGATATAGGTTCTCTATACGTTTATCAAAAATCTCAAAAGCTTTCAGCCAATACCATAAAGCATTTTTATAATCATTTTGATAACTATAACACAATCCAATATAATAATACGAACACCATACTTCTTGTATCCAACCACCCATAGATACTCGCTGTAAATAGTATTTACACGCGCTTTCATGTTCTCCACAATCCTTGTAACTGTTTGCTAAATAGAATACATAACGAGAATTATTAGGTTCTTCATCAATCGCATTTATAAGAAGTTTAATATCCCGTTGGAATTTATTGGTTTTACAACCACCATCTCCAATGTCTTTAATAAACAACAAATTATCACTAATCGTATGGATATGGAAGCTGTTACATAAATCAAAGTATTCATGGGTTGCTCCAATATATTTATAATCCTTATTTTTTTTTACAATCCGAACGTTTTTATAATGACAATTTAGAGAACCTTGATACAAATAGCATGCGTCGTATTCAATGTATATATTTTGTAATTCTTGTTTAGATAACGATGTATTGAAAATCATATCGGCATCTAAAAACAATATATGTGTAATATTATCCATATTGTTACATACATAGTGATACGCATAATTGCGATTATATGAAAAATTAACAAATTCTTTATGGATTACAATGCCGTCTATTTGTTGTGTTTTGAAAAATGAAGTAATACTTTCAATTGTGTTATCATTAGAACCCGTATCACATATGCAATAATAATCAATATATTTAGCTACATTTTCAAGCATCCGAGTTATAATTTTAGACTCATTCTTTACAATCATGTTTAGACATAGCATGCTACTATATATTTATAATAAATGAACGGAGAACTTTAAATTTTTTTCGCAATATATAATAACTAATGTCGTTCACGCGTTTTTATGATGATGAAGCACGAGTAAAAAAACAAATAGAAGAAAGTAGTTTTATAGGAAAATATATGTTAAATACTCCCGGTCCCGGCTCACAAGCCCCTTTTTTGGAAGATAGTCATATTCGATTACAAAAATGGGGTGCGAACGTTCACAACAATACAACAAATCTTGAAAGTGATTTAAAAGGATTGAGTCGTAAGTTAAATCGTGATAATGTGGATATGAATAATTACCAAGACAACAAAGCCCAAACATATACACGTTCATATACAACCGAACAATCGTTTGTTGAAGAAACCCGATATACACACCCAGCGTGGATGTATGTAGATATGCAGCAAAATCGCTGGGAAAAACCATTTGTAAATCCTCAATCATATTTGAATAAAGATATTAATATAAATTCCGGTTCTCGTAATTTAGTAAAAGATAATTACACAGGAAAGTAAATAGGTTTTGAAAAATATATAGTTATTTTATATAACTATATATAAATAATGGAAGCATTAATTCCTCTATTCGCATTAGGGTCATTATATGTTGTAAATAAGAAAGATACAAAAAAAAAGGAAGGTTTTAATACAACCAAATTATCCAATGTAAATGTACCCGATAAAAATTACCCCGAATCTGATTTTATAGACCATCAGGAACCCAAAACATCTCAACTATCCACTGTAAATAAATATTCCGGACAAGCGTATACAGATAAATATTTCACTGAAAATGGAGCCTCAAAAATAAATAAAGAAGTTGAATACGAATCACTTACAGGAGATAAAGTCGGTTCTGACTATTTTCAACATAACAATATGGTCCCTTATTTTGGGTCCAAGTCTCATACTCCCATAATAGATGAAAACACAACCGAATCTCTTCTTGATAAATATACAGGTTCAGGTTCTCAAGATGTATCAAAAAAAGAACAATCCCCTTTATTTGAACCCAACGAAAACTATCAATGGGCCCACGGAGCACCAAATGAAAGTGATTTTTATCAATCTCGTGTAAATGCGAGTATGAAAATGGCAAACACATTACCTTTCAAACAAGAACAAGTGGCTCCTGGTTTAGGATTAGGATATGGAACACAAGGAGGAGATGGTTTTAATTCGGGAATGATGGAACGTGATAGTTGGAAGCCCAAGACCGTAGATGAATTACGCACGGATAACAACCCTCGTATGGGAGGTGTATCATTGTCTGGTTTAGAAGGTCCTGCTGTGTCTCAAGTAAAGAATATTGGCACAGAAGGTAAATTTGAAAAGAACCGTCCTGACCGACACTATGAAAATGGACCTGACCGATGGTTTACTACCGGGGGTTTAGAAAAAGGTGAAACAAACCGTTCTATTCAAATAGACCGTCATACAAACCGTAAAACTACTGGACGTGAATACAAAGGTGCTGCCGGACATTACAATAATGGTGAATATGTGCCAGGTAAAGTTCAAAAAGCCCGTCATATTGATTTAGGTGCGAAACCTTTAGGTGTTGCAAGTGCTGTAAATAAGGCTTCTCCGACAACCGGTGATTATAGCATTCAAAGCAAAAACGCATACCCCAACAATCGTTCAGTAGGAAATGAAACCAATTATTTTGGTGCGATCGGATATTCTATTAACGCCGCTGTAACCCCATTGATGGATATGTTGCGCCCTACACGCAAAGAAGATACGTCTGAAAATATGCGTCCTTATCAAAATCCAGCCACCCATGTTCCCGAAAGTTATGTATATGATCCTTCGCAAAAGGCACCTACCACACATCGTGAAACAATGGAAAAATCTAAATTCCACTTGAATGTTAATCGTCAACAGAATGGCGATGCGTATATGGTAACAGAACATCAACCTGTCAACAATACACGCACAAAGACTGGTGATTTTTTCTATGCTGGTGGTTCAAGCGCAGCACAAGGCACACACGAAATGCGTTCATATGAAGCAGAATACAATCAACGCAATAATGACATTAAGAGTTCAACCATTAAGGGTCGTATGGTTCCCGGAAATATGAAATTAACAAATCATCATATTAATATGAAACCCGCCCAACGGGACAACGCATTGAAAAACAATCGTCCTTTAACAAGCACAATGCCATATCAAGCACCATCAGTAAATACAATGGGTGTATCTGCGTCAAACAATAATACATTATATAATGGAATCAATAACGACCGTAATGATACATCTATTATGGATGCGTTGAAAGGAAATCCTTACGCAACTGATTACAAAAAAATATTGTAAATCCATAACGACCAATAATATAATAAAAAAATGAATCTTTTATTATATCAATTCACTATGATAATTTAGATAATATTAAATGTCACTTGAAAACAAATTATTCATATTGTTTGCCTCTACATTATTGTCAATATGTCTAAATAGTTTATAAACAATGTCCTCATTACGGAAACGAACACTATATTCTTGCTGAATTCCATTGCGCCCAATACGACCAAGAGCTTGCATCGTTTTTTGCTGTGTCATATTTTCCAAATCTTTCCCAATTACACCGTGACAGAACTGGTAATTTGTTCCATAAATATAATCAGATGAAGCAATGATAATAAACAACAATTGTTCTTCCGCCATTTCCTTCATAATCTCATTATATTCTTTGTGATCCTTCTCCAACAATACACCAATACCAAGTAACAATAATGCTTTATATGTATTATCTACTGGCAACAACATTATGCGTTTGACGTGGACTTCCGATATTTGCGGTTTGAATGGCGATTGAGAAATAGTTCCAACCCATTTTTCCTGATGTTGTATGGTATTAGGAATATATAGATTATCAAGTGATGCACGAACAGCTTGTTTTCGCAATTTATCTATTTGGGTTATAAGTTTGCGTGTTTCATTATCTACATGGTTTTTATATTTAACCTTACCGTCCTCTTGATTATTCATTTGTTCTCGGTTATCTATTTCTCGTTCCAAAAGATCAATCTTCTGAGACAGTTCAGTATTTTTATTGATTTTTGTTAATATGGATTGATATTCAGGAATAGGGATATGAGACTGTTGTAGATAGAATGAACCAATTTTTCGGACATCTTCGCATAGATAAATTGTCGGTCCATCTGTTAGAGTATGGGCGTCTTCGGTAGTTAACAATATACCCGTTCGTTTGGATTCTTTTACAGTATCTTCAAATACACTGGTTGTTCGTTTGAGTTCATACGATTTGGAAATAGGAGCACTTTTTTCATCTTGAAATGATGTAGTTCGCTGAATATTATAATTTGGAAATTTATATTGCTGACCGTGTTTCAACGCATTATAAATTTGTTTCCAATTCTCTTCTTCAATATTTTCTAAACAGATAAGATAGTATTCTTTAATTGACATCATAGTAATGTTTGAAATATCGTTTCCAAAATATTCATCTATACTGTAATCCTTATTAATCATACTATTTTCGTGAGCGTAGTAAATAAATTCCACAATTGATTCCAAGTCAAGGTATCGCAATAATGTTTTATGAGTGGAACAATATCTGGCACAATTGATAATATCGTTATATTCACTATACATATTATGCGGAAGCATGCATTTACTTTCCTTTGACAGTAATGGGATAGACTTTTTGAAGTCATTACTGTTTATATGATAGATTGTTGTCATCTCACCAAACTTCATTTTGAAATCCATGATTGATGGCATAATTTCTTGTTCTTCTGGTAGTGTAGCACACGACAATACCATATTCGGGATTACATTTTCACTCCAGTTTTTGTGAATAATGCTATGTAGTTCGTGTTCCTCCGAATCCAATGTAATTGTGGGTTCATCCCAAAAAGTAATAATATTATCTGTATCATTGAAGTTTTTCATATAATACATTGAAATGAGATAAGAGCGAACATCACAAATCATGATCTCAACATTATCACCTTCGCTATTATCAACCTTGTAAATACCACCACTTTTATAATTGCGTGTATATTCTTTTGCCGCAAAGTAATGAAGACGAATATCATCGGCACTTTCACATCCAAACGCAAACGCAATTTTCTTTCCAAGTGTAATTGCTGATTTTGCTAATGCAAGCCCAATATGCCGCGCCACACATACAAATATAATTCGGTAGGAATTAGACAATCCAATAGGAGTCATTGTTTTTCCTGTTCCTGTTGGTGCGGAATATAATACTAATTTGGGTGTACTACTTTTTTTATTGAAAATACTATAAATGTTTTTTTGATGACTATACAATGTCTTATCTGAATATTTCATCAAATATTCATTTTTTTCAATAAATAACGGAGCATTTTTTAGAATATCGTGGCTCTTTACATTTGGAGATACATAGTCAATAATTTTGTCTACAAAACTGATAATATATGTATTCGTATTGTGAATGGATGACTTTTTAATATGGATAAGGGTATACAAATAAGATATATAGTTGGTCTTCTTCTTTGAAATATATTTCATAATATTATAACATAATTCAATGAGAATGAATTCAAAAATGCGCGATTCATTGTTGTTAATTGTTTCATCAAAATGTTGGATACGAATTGTATCTGCGCTATTAAGTCGCTTAAGTTTTTTTTTATCTTCAAAATTCATTTGAATTTCATTATTTTTAATGTATTTCTTGTGGATTTTATCAATATGGGATTTAAAATATCTTTCGTATAGGTATTGATGAAAGGAATCATTATTCTCAAATTTCAGAAATGATAGTAATGATTTATGATGATTGAAATAAACTTTGGGGTTTTCATATCCTTTGTTAATCATGTTAAGAATCTCTTTTTCCTCGTCGGAAATGGGTTTCTCAATGCTCTCCCATTCTTGCTTAGATAATTTAATCTGTCGTAGATCCATTCTTTATAAATTAGTGAAATATTTATATCATATTATCAATTATTGAATACGGAATCAATTTTTATCTTATAGAATATAAAATGAAATCGCTATACATATTAACGATTAATGTTGTCATTTTTTAATAAAAACACGAATATAGAATATGTGAATTTTCAAGATATTCAGAAAGCAATAAATGATAATAGATACATAATTATAAATACATTAGATGCGAATAAACAACAATGTCTTATATGTAAAACATTATCCATAGTCCACGAAACATCAATGATAAACTCATTGATTGATAACTACAAGTATGACCGTGATATTATTGTATATGGTATGAATTGTTGTGATAAAACAGTTGATACAAAAATAGAACAATTCAAAAGAATGGGATTTAGGCGACTATATATATATCGTGGAGGGATGTTTGAATGGTTATGTTTACAGGATATTTATGGTTCTGAAAATTTCTCCACGACTACAGAAACGCTTGATATATTAAATTATAAACCTTCACAAGCACTAAAAATTGAAAGACTCGAATACATATAATGTGTTATTATAAAATAAATACATTATATATAAAAATGTCTATTTACCAAGATTACAAAGTATTTTCAATCGAAGGGAACATTGGTGCCGGAAAATCAACTCTTATTGAGTTATTGAAGGATAAACTCACTAATGATGAAAATATAATCTTTGTATCCGAGCCACTTGATATGTGGCAAACAATTCAAGACGAGAATGGCGTAAATATGCTAACTAAATTCTATGAAAACCAAGATAAATACGCATTTCCATTTCAAGTCATGGCATTTGCTACACGATTATTGAAAATGAAAAACGAAATGAAAAATAAGCCAAACGCAAAAATCATTATATGTGAGCGTTCTTTGGAAGCAGATTATAACATATTTGCAAAAATGCTTCACGATGATAGAAAAATCGAAACGATTAACTATAATGTGTATTTACAATTTTACGAGCTTTATAAGGATGATTTCCCAACAAAAGGACTAATTTATATCAACGCATCCCCTGAAACTTGTCAAAAACGCATAAATCAACGTAATAGAAGTGGCGAAGAAGGGATTCCATTTGAATATCTACAAAAATGTCATAAATACCACGAAGAATGGATAAGAAACTACGAACATAAGGAAAATATGTTGATTATTGATACGGATCATAATATGAACGATATGTGTAATGAATCAAATATTACATATATGGATAAATGGATTAAACAAATTTATAATTTCGTTCTATAATTACTGAAATTTAACAATAATATGGACGTTTTCGCGCTTCACACACTTACACGCCGATACAGACAATTCTTCCCTTCGTTTTCGTGTTTTACTATTATCAATAGTAGATATATTTGTTTTTTTCTTTGAAGTGCTATTACGGTAATTCATATCTTCTTCGATAGTGCTGTAATTGTTTTCAATATACTCAATAATGCCGTAATCCAGCGCCCATCTAAAAAAATTAAGCTGTCCTAATGTCGTTTCCATATTATGTGTGTCATTATATGGGATTGTGATGCGGTCCCATCTACAAAATGGGTCAAACCGTTTTTTTGAATACGCTTTCAATTTCAATTTGTATTCGTGAAATACCTTGAATCGCTTATCATTATGTGTGTAAATAATATAATTCATCTTTGAGTAATTTGTAACGAACCAATCTATAATACGAAGTGATACATTCGAATTACCGTTTATAATATTAATGATTTTATCCAATTTATTAGTATCATTATAATAATTCAAAAGGCTTTCTAGCAACAATTCATTTTGTGTATTTGATAATTTATTCTGTGTTGTTGTCATTAATACTATAATTTGTTATAGTATCAATATTAATTATTTATTTATATATATTTACTGTGATATTATACGTTTATTGTAAAATAAAATAATGAAAATATTTCATTTTATGTTTTTTTAAATTTTTTATTCATATTAATAGATTTGGTGCTTAATTGCTGTAAGCAACACCTGCCATGCCACTCATTACGCGGAGGACGTTGTAGTTAACGGCATATACACGGCACTTGGCAGTGTTGGCGCCAGATACGGTGTTGGAGGAAAGAACAAGTTGTAAGACGGCGTTATCAATGCGGGAGAAGTTGCATGTTCCAGAGGGTTGGTGTTCTTCGGGGCGAAGAGCGAAGGAGTATACATTGATACCGGCATCAGGGGAACGGGTGTGGTGTTGGAAGGGTTGGACGACGTCAAAGTAGGAACCTTCACGTTCGGAGAAGCGGTCTTGTCCGTTAAGTTGAAGTTTCGCGGTGACGACAGGGTTTTCACCCCAGCAGTGCATTTCGTGGGAGGCTTCTTGGAGCACGTATCCAGCGGCATCACCTACGGAGGCACCGGCAGAGTCAGCAGGGGCATTAACGAATACATTATCGCTAGCGTCAACCATGGACGCAGCATCGGCACGTGTGACGAAGGCAGAGATGTCGTTAGGGAGCACATCAACCGCATCTGTGTAGTTAAAGGGTTGGGCGCCCTTAAGAGCGAATAAGGCAGCGTCGCTTTCAAGGGAGCTGCAGTAATCAACATTGGCATCGGGTTGGACGACCCATACAAGTTCTTTGCAGGGGTGGTTGAAGTTGAGTTTGATGCGGTTGGAGGAGGAGCCTACGGATTCATCACCAGTGAATTGGACTTGTTCGATGAGGTATTCGTGGGGGTTTTGGGCCATTTTGCGGCGTTCATCTGTGTCAAGGAAGATGTAATCAACGTACAGGGAAGCGGCAACAAGGGATTGTTGGTAGGCTCTGGTGGCAGAGGCGCTACCAGATACGGCCCATAAGCATTCACCGATGGCGCGGAAATCAATGTTGATCTTGACTTCGTGGTATTGAAGGGCAATAAGGGGAAGAGCAAGACCGGGGTTGCGGCAGTACCAGAATTGAAGGGGAACGTAAAGTGTTGTTTCGGGGAGGTCCTTGCGGGCAGCGCATGTTTGGGGGGCGGCAGAGGAACCAGCGCAGGGGCCGGAGATGGCGGCGTAAGAGGCATCAACTACGTGTGTGAGTTGAGTGGTGTGGCCGACCATCTTGTTGTAACCGGATTGTTGTTCGGAAGAAAGTGTAAGTTGGTTCCAGATGTGCATCCAGTCACCGTATTGACGGTCAATGCGTTGGCCACCAATTTCAATTTCAACTTGAGCGATGAGTTGTTCTCCAGGGAAATCTAACCAGCGAGCGTTTAACCCACTGTCACCCATGCCTTGGTTGATTTCAGGGAGAGTGACTTGGAGGTAGGTGCGGTAAGCAAGATCACCATTACGGCTGATGGTGCATGTTACGCGGCGACCGAAGTCAGCTTGTCCGGAGAAAGTTTGTTCGATAGATTCCATCGCGAAGTTTGTGTGGCGACGGTAAGAAACCTTCCAGAATGTGATTTCAGGAGTTCCGGTAAGGAAGACGTCCTGAGCGCCGTAAGCTACGAGTTGCATAAGAGCTCCACCCATTTTCTATTATATATTATGTATAAAGAAAATAATTTGGAAAAATACGAATTAAAACCCTTTTACAAAAATTTTATGTAATTTTCCTAAATATATATAAACAAATTCACTGTTTATATGTATTAATATGGTTTTTGACAGATGTTATAAATTAATGATGATTACAATACACGGATTATGCTTTGTTGATAATGATGACCCGACAAATGACGTCAATGAAGAGGAACCTTGCGAAAGCGATAAAATGGACCGTGTAGACCTTGCTAAAGCTCTATTAGAATAATTATATCATTGTTAAATATTTTGTAATTCTTGACTTGTTAATATAAATTTCTCTAAATATGTTTTATCGTACACTTCCTTTTTGTTTTCGTGTTTTTTGGAAAAAATATATCTATCATCTTTTTTTTTTACACTCCATCCATCGTGTATAGCATTTGTTATGAAAACCATTTTTTGAAATTGTTTAGAATTAATTTCTATTGTTTTATCAGGAGTTTTTAAATCTGTTATTATATGTTGTATGTTTGTCATTATATACAAGATAGTTTGAGATTATTTCTAATAATTGGACGATATATATTTTGGTGTAAAATATATATAAACTAAATGATGCATGTTTAATTAAAATGTCAAATAATCCAAATTCACAACTTATATCTATTGATATAAAACACGATGAAATGTTAGCATATTTTAAAAGTATTTACGACACATTAATACCAAATTTACAAACTGAAAAGGAAGAACTAAAAAAACAGTTAAAAACTATGCCACGAAACAAAGTTGATTGTATTATGAATACGAAGGATAAAATAACTGAAATACGTAACGAAATACGACGGTTATCCAGTATAGAAAAAAAATATTTCCTTGAAAACAGCAAAATTATTTTCAATTATTTTGAAGAAAAACAACAAATCAATAATAATGCGAATATTAAGCGTAATAGTAAGGCGATGCACTGTTTCTTCAAAATAAAGAAATCCAATAATATAACCGAAGATATTGAAGAAGATAAATACAGAAAATCCAAACAATTATATAGGAAATTTTGGAAAAATGTGGATAACGAAACACTCATTTCAAATGACTTTGTAATTAACTGCGATAATTGTGATTTTTGTCAAATCGGTGAAATGATCGCACAAGAAGAGGAAGGTATTATGATTTGTAATAATAAAAAATGCGGAAAGTTCATCACTTATATTGTAGACAGTAATAAACCATCTAACAAGGAACCACCAAATGAAGTATCGTATACAGCATATATCCGTTTAAATCATTTCAAAGAAATCTTGGCTCAATTTCAAGCAAAAGAAACAACCCAAATACCCGATGATGTCATTGAAGCAATTAAAAACCGAATTAAAAAAGAGCGCATTAAAGATATGCGAGAGTTAAATTATAATAAAATGCGAGAAATTCTGCGTAAGTTGGGACTAAACAAATTTTTCGAACATATCCAATATATAAATTCTCTTTTTGGTATCAAGCCTCCACTAATGAATGAGGAATTGCATGAAACATTGTGTGTTTTATTTATTGAAATCCAAAAACCGTGGGCGCTTCATTGTCCGCCAAGTAGGACCAACTTTTTCAATTACACCTATACATTGTATCAATTATGTGTGCTTCTCGATCAAACACAATATCTACCATTTATACCTATGATGAAAGATAGGGATAAACAATTAGAACAAGATATGATTTGGAAAGAAGTATGTAAAGAGCTTGATTGGCAGTTCTTTCCCACTGTCTAAATATTATGAATTAATGTACCGAAAGCAATTAGTAATAGTAATATTTCAATAACTTGTATTATCTCAGGAATGATAATCCATTTATCTATACGCGTGACATCATCATTTTTTTTTGAAAAATCATATAGTTCTTGTAATAATAGGTAATTAATAGTAAAAGCAATTATTGTAAAAATTACACTTATAATTATTAATAGGTTATTATAATAATAACCGTCTGGACGATATACTCTACTATAACCTAATGTTGCGAATGATACAGATGTATATAACCCGACATTTCGCAATGCGGTATGATAGAACATTAACATTTCTTTTTCATTCATTTTTGATTAATATATAAAATATAAATATATTAATTTAATATCCACCACATATTATGAAGTAATTTACATCATACGAGGGAATCTCACAAGGTTGGCACCAATACCGAATCCAGCACCTGTGCGGGCAGTTTGACCCATCGCAGGGACAAACACATCAAGGATGCTGAATGTCATTGTGGCAGCAAGGGCAATTACAATAATTTCTTCAACATTTAATTGTTTCTTGGGAATAGAGAATGCTACAATAGCAACAACTAAACCTTCAACAAGGTATTTTACTACGCGTTTTACGAGTTCTTGAAAGTCTAATACACCGTTCATAATATATTATATACAAATATAATTATTTACAAATATATATAAAACTATGATTCCTAAATAACTATATAATGTCATCTTTCGAAAGAAAAATGGTTGATGGGAAACCAAATCCTAAATATGTTGATTTGTGCGACGAAGATACCCCTATTACCGGACAAAAGTTTTCTTGTCTTTCATTTGTTTCTCCTGAAAATATTTTGAAAAAACGCGAACTTTTCATTATGGAAGAATTTGTAAAGACTTGGGATTATACTAAATCTTTCTCTAAATTTTTTGAATTTCTTCAATTCATTTCATATAAGTATAACATTCAAGCAGAAAAGGTGATTGAAGACTTAAATGAATTTGCTAAAGAAGAAAATGAAAAACTCCAATCTACCCCAATTGATGATGACTACAAAACATTCTTGGATAAAAATGAAGAGCGTTTGAGTGAAAAATTCAATCTTAAACACTCTTTTCAAACATCTGTGCGTGGATTAAAGGTTAGAGGCGTATATAATACTCAAGAAGAAGCCGAAATGCGTTGCAAGAAACTTAGAGAACTAGACCCGAACCACGATATCTTTGTGGGTCCTGTTGGTATGTGGATTCCTTGGGATCCCGATGCGTATAAGACTGGTCGTGTTGAATTCATGGAAGAAGAGCTCAACCAACTTCATAGTGAAAAAATGAAAAACGAATTGAAGGCAAAGGAAGAGTTTGAAACACGTGTCCGAGATTCCAAACGTAAAGCGATTGAAGAAAACATTAAGAGTGCCGAACAAAGTGGAAATGTTCTAACACAGACGATTGATGAAGAAGGAAATCTTGTAGGTGTGTCTGAAACTGTTGATTTTGAAAGTCGTGAAGTCGCAACTGAAGAATCTCAAACACAAAACAATGACGCAATCTTACAGAATATGCTGAATACAAAAAAAAGTGACTAAAAATATTTCAATAAATAGTATAAATATAATACACTATTTATTACAAGATGTCTAATATATTATTCAAGAAAATCATTTATAATATGTATAATTGTAAGAAAGAGTACCCATATATAAATATCTGCGATGATTTTGAAAATTACATTAAGATGGAAGAAGAAATAATTAATAATGAATATCACTTTAATTGTCATCACGATAATTTTACTAAACGTGTTTTCATTGATTTCTGTGTATATAAAGATATTACCAAATTTGAATTATACAAAGAAGTATTGGACGCACCATTTACACATACACGTGTAAAATCAATATTTATAGAAAATTTTCGCAAATTTCAAAAGGTCTATTTTGCTCTTATTAAATTCCGCGAGATTGTTAAACAAAAGATATATCCCAAACAAATAACATTTGATATGAATATGACTGAAATTGACCCAGTATCTAAATATTGTATTACAGTATGTCAAAACAAAAAATTATACGATTTCACAGTATGTGATTTGTTGAATATCATAGAACATAATCTCACATCGGGTGATTTATTCTTTATTTCTCCCAGATTTATAAAAAATCCATATAACAATATTGTTTTTTCAAAGTCTACATTATATAATATTTATTTCAAGTATAAATTTAACACATTGTTCCAGAATAAAACATTTGATTATTTCTTTGATTCTAATTTTGACATTACAATTATCAAAGATTCTCATTATGACTATTTATTGAAACGGAATATTAAACATCATGTTGATAATCTTTGTCAATCAGATTTAATTAATGAACTACAAAAAATGATTGGTAATGTTAATCATCTATTTACACTTAAAACAAATCACATTAATATTCATGGCAAATTTCCAGAACCACTAATAATTAAAGCATTCAAACCGTTCTATTCGTATTATATGCAAATAAAGTATTCACTAACATATCATGAATATTTTAAAAAACTATCTGTATTCAAAGCAAATATTGTCAACTTTATTGAATATAATCCTACATTTGGAAGAGTCATTATCAAACCACACAGTTATAATAATTTTATCGATTCAATTGATTATCATGATAAACACGTTTTATTTAATCCCAGCATAGATGTTGAAAATGAATTCCTAACCTCTCATTATCAAGAAAAAATGTATAGTGTTTTCCATATCTATGAAAATAAGTTCAAATGTCAAAACATTGTATATAATCGCATTCTGAATTTAGGTCCACACAGTTATAAATATAGTGGATTTATTAATAATCGTAATTACCATTCTACTCCATTACAAGAGTTATATTATGACAGTGATGATATTACGATTGATAGTTACGATGAATCTGATGATGATGATGATGGTATTGAAATCCGTTTGGGACCACACACACCAGACCATAGTCCTCCTCGTTCTCGCGTTCCAAGTTTGGAGTTAAATACAATTACATATTCTTAAACATTAGAAAAATGATATATAATAATAGAATCGTAATTTATGTAATATTCAAATTGTATAAATAGTCGTCGTCCAAAACAAACAGGTAATTTATTGTATACTTGCTTTCTATACTATCGTTATTTGGGATTTCAATGATCGTAAATATATAGAATTTATTGTTATAGTTTAAACAAAACATTTGATTTAGTTGTCCCCAAGATCCATAGCATACATAATCATCTTGTTTACTCAACATCTTAAATTTCATTAGTGTATCATAAGCAGCATTGGATTGTGCGTATGACACTGCTGGAAAGAGAATATTTTCGTAATTGTCATAATCGTTTTTTGATATTCGTTGTTTTACAATATCCAATAGTTCCGAATCCATTTTTGTATAATAATAATTATAAATATTATTATTATGTTTATTTATTCAATTTTTACCATTTTGATTTTTTTACATTAATTTGTTGGCCGGTCGACTTCTTTTTTGATTTACTCGGGTCATATGCTTCATCTTCATCATCGGAACCAATTCCCTTTGATAATTCCCAAAATTCTTTTGAACCCAGCTTGAAGTCCGGGTGGTTCTCTGCTTTATACCAAAAAATCTGGTCGTTTAATTTATTTGACTTCGCGTTATTATTTATTACGAGACATTCATAATTTTCAGTTGTCTGATCCATTACTGCACTAAATGATTCTAATGTTGGAAACATTGACGCATAATTCTCCCATATACGCTTTCGGTTTGTCATATAAGGTTCTCTGAGAATAAATACATAATCTATATTTGTACGTAAATTTGGCGGTATACCCAACGGATATTGCATTGTAATAATTAACATAATTTTCCAATGACGACCATTCATAAATAACAATCGCATTAACTTATCACGAGTCCAAGATTGATCGTATAAACAATCATCAAGGATAGCAAAAGCCCGCGGATCTATTTTTGATTTCCCATATGTATATGTTTCTTTCTTTACTTGTTTGAGAACCGCCTTCTGACGTCGCAATATATTTTCTATTAATATTGAACTATATTCCTCATGAATAAATAATTTTGGAACGTGTTCTCCATAGAACCCATTCCCTGCTTCTGTTCCTGATATCACAGTTCCAATGGGTATATCTTGGTGATAAAATAATAAATCACGAACCAAAAATGATTTACCTGTATCACGTCTTCCTATCAATACAATTACAGGTCCCTTATTTTCATCCGGCTTAAATGTTATATGTCGCATATCAAATTTTTTTAACTCTAATGTCATTTTACTATATTAATATTATCTAAATCATTTACTAACGCACCTAATATATAAGTTTAATCTCTGTAATTATTAAATTATAATACATTATTAGAGGTTTAGCTAAAATATGGAAATCAAAATAATCGATCATATACCCAAGTTAGATGATTGGGAGTGTGATGAGTTAGACTATTTCCCATTTGATATATCAAATATCACATATTACAATCCTATTTATAACCATTTTGATACATTAGATATTTCATACACCAATTTACAATTCAATCATACACAACATATTTATGATAATAAGCACGTTATTGATGATAGTGGAAATATAACACAAGAAAATATTTTCTTCAAATATGCACCACTTTTGGATCCGTGTCATTATATGATGGGAAAATACAAATACGATAAACACATTAACACTATTGTAAAACATAACGATAACCAAGACTATCATGAAAAGTTGAGTTCCCCCCATAATGCTTCATATGTTGATAATTTCACATGTGCTTTGATTAATCTTTTGCGTGAAAAACATAATTTCAAACACGGAGTTAAGTATTTTGGTTCTATCGTAGGTATACAAAAGCAATTTAGAATGAATGTAGTAGATGATATTGAATTTCTACAAGAACAAAATTTCTTTCAGGAACATATTGGAAATCTTTTCCATACCAACATTTTTTCAAAAGAACTTTTACAACATGATACAAACCAACAAACATTGAAACATAAAAAATCTTTATCATTTAGTCATGATATTTCATTGAATGATTTTGATAATATGACATTTACACCAGTTTCTATTGATACAATACCATATAATGGGGATCCGGTTTTAAAACTACAAGAACCAAAAATACTTGAACTATCTATTGATAACTTGGAAGAGCACACAAGTATTACTAAAAACGACGACAGTGATGGTAGTGATGTAAGCGATACAGATAGTAATGTAAGCGATCAAGATAGTAATTCATCACATAGTCATTCTCACAAAGAACAACAATATGACAATGATTCCGAAAATTCAATAGATTATGATAGCAGTGTTGACGAAGAACCATTATACGCATATATTGATAATTTTCCTATGATTATGATCGGACTTTCTAAATGTGAAAATACATTTGATAATTTGTTAAACGAGTCCAAAGATTTGGATACAGACCATTATTTATCTGCGCTATTTCAAATTATAATGATCCTACTTACTCTTCAAAAGGCATTCAAGTTTACACATAATGATTTACATACAAATAATATTATGTATGAGACTACTGACATTCCATACATTTATTATATGTATAATAACATTCAATACAAGGTTCCTACTTATGGAAAAATATTCAAACTTATTGACTTTGGACGTTCTATTGTTACATTCAACAATAATGTATATTGTAGTGATAGTTTTAAAAAGGACGGAGACGCAAATACGCAATATAACTTCGGTCCATTTTATGAATCGACAAAAAAACGCATTGAGCCCAATTATAGTTTTGACTTATGTCGTCTGGGTTGTTCTATATATGATTTTATTATTGATGATGAAGAAGCAGTAAGTGATTTTGATGATTTCCAGAAAATTATTTATGAATGGTGTCGTGATGATAACGGGAAAAATATTTTGTATAAAAAAAATGGTGATGAAAGGTATCCTAATTTCAAATTATATAAAATGATTTCCCGCATCGTCCATCTTCATACGCCAGAAAAACAGCTGGAACGCGAAGTCTTTAATAAATACCATACTATTGAATGTATTGATGAAACACATTGCTTTATCAACATAGATAATATTCCATCATACGCGTAGAGCATATAACATACAATTTTAATCATTGTATGTTATCCTAATGGATAAATTCCATTTTATCATCTAATTGAGATATTTCTCAATGAATTCTTCCGGTGTAAATATTGGTACTCCCAATTCTGATGCTTTTTTTGTCTTATTTGACACATCATCCTTGGATTTTACAATCAACGCAAATGTATTCTTATCTACTTTGTTTTCCAAGGTTGAGCCATACAATGTCAATTTATCAATTATTTCTTTATCGCGAACCTTTGTCATTACTACCGTTTTCATATATAATGGATGGTCTTGATTTCCCTCTTTCACACTATCTTCCACTTTCTCTTCGGGGTTTTCATTGTATTTATAGGTTAACTTACATTGATTCATAAATTCTAAAAATACTGGTATATTTTCCACGAATGATTTTGCGTTTTCCTTACCAATACCATTTACTGTCATTAACATTCTTATCTTTTCGTCATTTGATTCGTTTGTTTCTAATATTTTAGGATACGCTTCTATAATCGGTCGGATTTTACGTTCTCCAATTCCACGACCGAATTTATTTGAAGCAGCCATTATCTTTATGAGCGATGCACCTTTGACCTTTGAATATATACTTTCATATACCTTTTTTGCCATCTTTTCCTTGAACCCTTCTACATTCAAGAAATCCTTTTCATGCATATCTAATATTTTACATATGCTATTATATCCAGCTTTCATAATACGTTTAACATTTCCCTGAGATAATCCGTCTACTTCCAAAGATGTGAAAAACGAGGTAATGTTCTTTTCCAATACATTTACATCGTCATCTTTATTTTCCAATATGATATCCACGTGGGTATCCGTCCATGTATATGGAACATCCGGCATTTTGGCTTTTTCGGCAGGGGTTGTTACGCTCTTAATGTGAGGAATGACATCACCACTACGGACGATTTGTATAATAGCACCAACGCCTATTTTGTTTTCTTCTATGAAATTTCCATTGAATCCAGTTGCATATTCAATCTTTACACCACCTACATTTACAGGTTCAATCCTCACACGTGGTTTCAAATAACCACTTTTACTTGCGTTCCACAATACATCAACTACCTTGGCTTCTACCACTTGGTCGGATAATACCATTTTAAAAGCAAACGAATGGTCGGGGTTTTTGATTGTGCGTTTATATACATTATCGTCGCTTACAATAATACCATCTATAATATATTCGTAATTTGTTCGCCAATCAACTAATATATCCGATAACATATTGTTTGATAATGTATCCGTATCTTCATTCTTTACTACATTGAACCCATTTTCGTTCAGGGTATTAAATTGTAAACTTGGTTTCAATTCGGGTTCAATCATTTCATAACTAATAAAATCTACATCTTTTGCCTTTTTATCTATTTTTTTACTATTTACAATACCAGCAACAAGATTACGGGCATTTGAGAAGTTCTCACTGTATTTATCATCAAATGTTTTCCTGGAAATAATAAATTCACCGCGAACGATGACATCTTTAACATCCGGAATACCGTTTATATATTTCAATAAATGTGATACGTCTTGTCCGACTGAACCATTTCCGCGAGTATATAACTTTCTTTCTCCATCTTTGCTATAATATAACCCACTTACCCCATCTAATTTACAAGATAATACATATGGACCTTTGTATTTTTCTACCCACGTTTCTAATGCGTTTGTTGTGGGTTTGATTTTATCCATTGACGGCATATTTACAGGTAATTCTACTTTGTTTTTTTCAAATACAGCACCAACTTCTTGTAATATGGAAGAATCACTGTATTTTTGTTCGAGATATTCTTTAACTATATCATATTCATTATCTGATAACGTAGGTTCTCCTTTTTGTTCGATATATGAATGAAATTGTTTGTTTGCAACAATAATAATGTTTTCCAATTCCTTTTTGTTAAGTGTTTCTAATAATGACATTCCCTTTGATTTGAAATCTTCCATCATTTTTACAATATCTTCATCTTTCATTGTTGTTTTTGGTTTCTTATTTTTCATTTCTATATTCTCATCTACTATTTCTTCTTTAATTGATTTCAATAGTTCTGGTTTATCTTTTTTTATTTTTTGTGTATTGTTTTTAATTCCCTTCGGGTGTCCTCGCTTCTTCTTTGTTTGCTGAATTTTGAGTTCTTCTACCATATCGGGAACCTCTTCTTTCTTGGGTTCTTGAATTTCGGGTTCTTCTACCATATCGGGAACCTCTTCTTCCTTGGGTTCTTGAATTTCGGGTTCTTCTACCATATCGGGAACCTCTTCTTCTTCCTTGGGTTCTTGAATTTCGGGTTCTTCTACCATATCAGGAACCTCTTCTTCTTCCTTGGGTTCTTGAATTTCCTGTTGTTTTTCAAAAGCAATAATTTTATCTATCAATTCTTCCTTGTCTTTCATATGTTTCAAATTGCTTTTTTTCGGGATCAATCCCATATAACTTGCCAATAATTCACGTAATTCATCTTTTTTCATTTTTTTATATTTGACACGTTCTTCCGAAACGAACACTTTTTCCTTTCGTGTTCTATTTGATTTATTTACGGGTTTATTTTTCAATGTCTTATTTTCATCTTTCATTATAACAGCGTTCACTTTTACAGGCGTGCCATCTTTTTTAATCACATCATTACCACTCCGTCTTTCATCGGGTTCTTTATATACAAGTCCTAAAAAATCAAATATATCTTTTTCGGTTAAAAATACGTGTTGTAATTTATCCTCCTTCTTTTTTCCCTTTTCTTTTGTATACAACCCGTGTTCGTTGAGTGAATATCCTTTTGTTAACGCATAACCCCGCATTACGGTATTAAATTCCTTGCTTCCTGTAAAATACAGTATTGCGAATGCGTATTCTTGACGGGGAGAATACAAGAAATCTACTCTACGAGCAATACTATTTTCATCCAGCTTGCAAATAACAAGTGACTTGGTAGGTCCCCGCGACAACACCTCAATAATAATATTATCTTCAATCAACTTATCAATAAAATTTACAAATACGTCTTTGTTTTCCGATGTAATAATTACATCAATATCTCCGGATGTTTGAGAACCTCGTCGGTAGCTTCCCACAATTTCGTATTTACTTGTATCATCTTTGATTGCATCATATGCTTTATTTAAAATTTCATTGTATAATACTATTTCATTTCTAGGAATACGCAAAAGAATGTCTTCATAATATTTCAATCCTTTCAATTGGACGTCATTTAACAATTTGGGATTATTATTATAGGATTCTCTCAGCTTACTTACACTTGTAATACCATTATTTACTAATTCACGCGCCTTTTTGGGCCCAATGCCATAGATATCACTTAATACATTCTCGGGTCTGTTTCGTTCCTTTTCCAATAGATTTATTTTTCCAGAAGAAACATATTCTTGTAATAGATTTATAATACCCGGTCCAAATCCTGATAATTTTGATAATTCTTCCACCTTGTATATAGGTTCGCTATAATTGACTAAATTATCATGAGCACGACGATATATTTTAGCTTTAATGTAGTCACCCCGCTTCTGTAATAGTTCACTATATTCATTTAGTATACTAATAAACTCGGGTTTGTAGTCATTATCTTCAAAAGCATTCATAATTATATGATATAAACAGATTATAATTATATCATAATTTAGAACGACGGCATATCCGTATACACTTTTGTGTTAGTAGTATCCAACATTACATTATCAGTAATGACACTGAAAAAATTACTAAATGATTGATGATATTGGACGAATATGATGGCACCAACAAAAGAAGAAATCATTACCATCATTATGTCACGAACCAACAATTTCACTGATTTCCATTCTTTTTCAATGTATTTCATTTCAACAAACTTGAATATGCCATAAAAAATAGACACCAATAACGAAAAAGCAAATTCTTTTTCCATATTTATAATAAAATACTAGGCAATAATTTATTATAACTAACGCATTAGATTTAATTAACTTTCACAATACTTGAAACATCTTCAAAATCGTTCAATTTGATAACTTCATCACTTATATTAAGTTCTTCATCGTCGTCAAAATCATTTTCTTCTTCCATACGGCGTTCTAGTGCACGAGATGTGCTAATTTCTTCAAGGCGTTCAATATTTTTTGGGGCTTCAATATTTGATATATTATTATCAGTATCCAATACTGTATCCATATCATTAAATGATAACTTAGTAATCACCTTTTCGTCATCCAAATCCTTTATCCCCATTTCAATATGTGATACTTCTTCTTTATTATCTGGTTCCTTACTTTCGGGTTCGCTTGAATCTAATACTATAGGCTCATTCGTAAGTCCAGTGTCAGACGGTTCTTGTTTTGTTGGAATATCTTCAATAATAACTTGTTCCTCTTCTTCGACACTTTCATCCATATACGCACGAATAATATCTTCAGTGGGAATTGAATCACGAATAGATATCATTAAACATTCTTGTACGATGAGTTCTAACTCACGATGATTCTTTTGAATTTGTAACGGATTAATGTTCTTTTCAAATAAATATACATTTGAGTAAATCTTGCGAGCACAATGAATATAAACCTTATGAATAAAATCATCCAATTTGGGAATTGAGATATCAATCTTTTTCTGTTTGTTTCCTACACGGATGCAAGTCAATACCTTGAGTTGGATAATATGGACGCATGTGATTAAATCTTCCAGATAATTACATCCACTTCTTTCTATAATACGTTTTTTCTCGTGTGAAATGATTTCATTGTTCCATTTTGGTATACGCGTTAGTAATTCTTGGAATGTCATTAAATACTTATTCACCTCATCGTTTTCTACACAAAGTTTCCAAGATTCATCAAATATTGATTTAACCCCCTCAATCACCAATGGCGAAAATATAGATACTAAACGTGCACACCATTCATTGCGGGATTCGTTTAAATTTGCTGTTACAAAATCGTCCATTTATATAAATTATGAAAATCTTTTTATACCGCTTTTTGAACGAAAAAGATATAATTCAAAAATTGTAGTATCAATGTTTTTTCACATCTGAAATCAATACGTATGGTATCAAAATATACATATATGTCTTGTTTTATATTCTCTTTTATTTTCTGTTGTTTCAACCAATGTAATATATGAAAGCAACATATTCCATTATCATTACAATATGATATACATTTAATTATATCGGAATGTGAATTCTTATGTCCCTTCATAGCACTATTATAATAGTCGTCAAACTTATCAATAAATGTATTACTATTTATCCATTTCATTGGAGTTTCAGTATCATTTACATATAATTCACAGAACCGAGATAATATTGGATTTAACAACTTATATTTATTCTCTACTACCAAAATAAATCGTGTGTTATGACTAAATACTTCTATACAGCGCCGCAATGCCGATTGTGCGTCAACTGTTAAATAATCCGCATTATATAATACGATTGTTTTGAAAGCAAATCCATTGCGGTTATTAGACACATTACTCTTTGCAAATAATTTCAGGTCTTCCCGAATAAATTTAATACCCTTACTATAACAACAATCCACACTATAAACGTTATCTTTTTTCATTTTCAAATCAAAATAGTATACTTTATTCAAAAAGTCATTTACAATTTCAATCTTTTTACTATGATTACGACCGTGAAATATCAAATGTGGTATTTGTCGTTTATGTAAAAAAGTATCTAATATAGTTTTTATTTGAGACATTATAAAGGATAATAAAAACACTTTATGTTTTTTTTATGATATTTTGTAATTGCTTTGTTAACGTATATCTTTCGTGATACATTGTACGGCGCGAAAGATTGCATTTCAAACACGAAATTACACAATTATTTGTATTATGTCCGAGAGAATTATCAAGACGTTCAAGCGTCCATTGAGTAGGTTCCCGAACCTTCTCGTAAAAAAGCTTTACACATAACTTACAATAATAGCATTTATTTTTACTCTCTTGTAATAATTTTAATACACATTCTACATCAATGAACCCATTTTCGTCTTCTTTTAATGTCTTTGTTTTATCTTGACCCTTATACGAATGAAGTTTCCCTTTTATTTGGGAACGCAATAATTTTGTATCATTATTTATTTCATTTGAAATACACTCGTTTACAATTTCATGTTCGCGAACCTGTGATATGTCATGATATATCCATTGAATACTGGATATGATTTTTCGGTCTCGTTTATCCTTTTCTATTTTTACTTTCTTTGTATCTTTTTCTTGCGGCATTGTGATTTTTTTCATAATTATATATAGTAAAAAAGGTTAAATATTACACAATATAAAGAATATATACAAATAAAATGTTTACAGACAACGAACGGATTCAAAAGATGATGGATGATGATAATAATGTAAATAAGCCTTGGATTAAGCTAAGTAAGAATATTAAGATAAAAATAGTTCGTGAATATTCCCACACATATAGCGATAACCCAGAAAGCAACTCTAAATTAGAAGAATATTTAGTAAATAGTATTATGAAAAATAGAATTAACAAAGCCAAAGATGTAGAATATGATGTAGAATCAGGTTCGATTAAAAATATTCCTAACCTATATTTTAATGATAAAAGTAAAAACTACTCTTTTAAGAATATTGACTTTAGAAAACCAATGATGAAGAATTTTACACCTAAAAATAAAGGCGAAAAGTAAAAATTGAACTATCAATAAATATATTATATCCTATTAAAAATAATAGTGTAATAACATATAACTATGGAAAATCAACAATCCGACGATGAAATATCAGATACGGAATCGGAATCTGGATATGAATTGAATCAAGACGAACAGTGCGAATATGTTTATGACATTATTAATTATGTTATTGACGATATATTTGTTGATTATTTCAGACATAAATTTCGTCGCATACTTGAATCTTGTATATATGATGTTTCGGTATATCAATTAGATAAAAACAACATTGATTATATGATAAATACATATGAGACGATGAATAATATAATACCATATGTTACCAAACACAATTCAAATAAATATCAATCAACCGATTCTATACAGAGTCAGTTAATCTGGTTAGACGAACAAAATACACACCAGCAACAAACAGATGAATGGTATAGTACGCGACAAAATAAACTTACCGCAAGTAGCATGTGGAAAATATTCAAGAGTGAATCCACACGAAACAGTATCATTTTTGAAAAATGTAGCACTAAGTCAAAACCACAGTTCTATGGTGGTCCTATGGAATGGGGAAATAAATACGAACATGTTAGCATTATGTTATATGAGAAAAGATATAATACGAAGGTTGGCGATTTTGGTTGCATTACGCATAAAAAGTATCCATATATTGGTGCTTCACCGGATGGTATTGTAACAGATGAAAATAGTCCATTATATGGAAGAATGTTGGAAATCAAAAATATTGTGAATCGTGATATAACTTCTGTTCCAAAAGAAGAATATTGGGTCCAAATGCAATTACAAATGGAAGTTTGTGAGCTTGAGTGTTGTGATTTCTTAGAAACACGTTTTAAAGAATATCATGAAGAGGAATTCTATGGAGATGATAATCACCAATATAAAGGCATAGTATTGTATTTTTCAAAAAATATAAAATCTTCCGATGATAGTGACGCATACAAACCACATTATGAATACTATCCATTATCAGATGATTATAAAAAAGAATGTGTTGATTTATGGATTACCGAAACCGAAAATAAACTCAAAGGAGAATACACACTTTATAATAGATTTTATTATTATCTGGATGAGTATTCATGTGTTATCGTCCAACGCAATCGTAAATGGTTTTCCCATTGTATTGAATCAATTACACATACTTGGAATACTATTTTGGAAGAACGCGAAACTGGGTTCGAACATCGTGCGTCAAAACCCCGTTCAAATAGCACAACGACAACTTGCGATGCTCCTCTACCAATAATCGTTACCACAAATAATGATACAAATATAAAAATCATACATAATTTAAATTCATCACCTACCTTTACCGCTATAAAACTTGAATAAAAAACAACTAATATTTTCGTATATAATAACATTTTTTTAATTCCTATATTGCTCGCGTATCAATTCCACTGCCATTGGTGGTTCTGCAAACAAACTATCCACTAATTCCATATCTTGTATAAACTGATTCGTAGTTTCAGCATTATTTCGCAAATAATTATCAACATCAATATATGTTGAGTCGTTTATTTGTGGTATTGGTGATTCATAATAAGGAATTGCGTTCCCATCATATATAAATGTCCTATTCTCATTTGCACGTTGTAATTCACTTCTTACGGTCTCTAATTCACTTCTTACGTTATCTAAGTGATTAACGTCAATATATGTTACATCACTTGCGTTCGGTCGTGTATCCATATTTTCATTTACATTTCTATTTGAAATAATTGATTGTGGAATAAAGACTTCGTGTTTGTATAGAGTAGTTCTACACATAGGACAATCTACATTATTTTTACTTGTGCGATTTTGAGAATGCTGCAATATACAAGTTAAACAATACTTATGTCCGCATTTTGTTATACAAGTATTTGTATTTTCTAATGTTTCAAAACATATTGCACAGTCTGTATCATTTGATGTGAATGGTTTATTATTATTATGCGTATTCAGTTCTTTCCATTTTCGGGTTAATTGTATAACCAACTGTAGTTTTGGCAAGGTCGTTTTTATCTTGTGTTGGGCGGATAACCGACGCAACAGTTTTTCACTCATTGAAGTGAATTTGGGTTGATTTGTATGACACATTATAAGTTCAACTAATTCAGAGTCTTCTTTACAAGAAGATATATTATGTTCTCCACTTTCACAATAAGAGCACTTTACCATTGTATTTAATTTTTATTATATACAATAATATAATCTATATTAATCAATTTTACATACATATCGCGTATATCCGTCGTGTGTTTCTGTATCTGTATATTCATCTTCAATAACATATTGATTATTATTTATCAACGATATTAACTTTTGAGATAAAAACGTAGTACACTTGAATTCTTTGTGTGTACGAGAAATGTATATACTATTACAATAATCAATAAATAAATCATATATTTGAGAACCACCGATTATCCACACTGTATCATAACTACTTACACATATATCATTCAATAAATTATCAGCATCATTGTAAACCCATACATTGCTTTCTATCTTTTCGGTCATAGAAGTAGATAATACGAAATTCATACGGTTTAGTAAAGGTTTTTCACCGATTGACGTCCACGTATTTTTTCCCATTATGACCGCATTATTACCATTCCCGAGTGTCAATGACTTGAATGTTTTCATATCGTTTTTAAGTTTCCAGCTCGGAAGAGTATTATCTATTCCTATTCCATAATGTGCATCACACGCCACAATTGCTTTCATATTAAAGTATCTATATTTGTTTTCAGATGTCATTATCAAGTTAAGTATTATATGTTATAATATAAAAAATATTTTATATTGTTATTCAATAGTAGTAAATATGTCATCTCCGAAAGATAATATTATTGTTCCAGATGACGACGAAATGTTTGTTATGAAACGAAATAACGCAAAGGAAGTCGTTTCATTTAATAAAATTTTGAACCGAGTAAAGAAAATCGGTCAAAATGCAAATATACAAAAATTAAACTACACCAGCCTTGCTATGAAAGTTATAGATCAATTATATGATAACATTACAACCTGTCAAATTGATGAATTGATGGCCGAACAATGTGCGTCTATGAGTTCTATTCGCCCTGAATACAGTGTCCTTGCAAGCCAACTTATTATTTCCAATCACCAGAAAAATGTTAAAAGTAGTTTCACTACAAATATGAATAAATTATACAACTTCAAAGATAAGAGTGGTAAACACTGTCCTCTTGTAACAAAGGAATTTATTGACGTTGTCAATAGTAACAAAGAAGTATGGGATAAACTCATTGATTATCAGCGTGATTTTCTCATTGACTACTTTGGTTTCAAAACACTTGAACGTGCTTATCTCATGCGTATTAATGGTGTAATTGTTGAACGCACACAACATATGTGGCTTCGTGTAAGTATTGGTATTCACGGATCTAATATCGAAGACATTAAAGAAAGCTATAACTATATGTCTCAAAAATATTTCACACACGGAACGCCTACACTTTTTAACTCCGGAACACCTCACCCACAATTGAGCTCGTGTTATCTTATTGCTATGGAAGACGATAGCATTTCGGGTATTTACAATACACTCAAGGATTGTGCGCTGATTTCCAAATGGTCTGGGGGTATTGGACTTCATATCCATAACGTTCGTGCCTCAGGTAGTCAAATTCGTGGCACAAATGGTAAATCAAACGGCATTGTACCCATGTTACGTGTTTTTAACAATACTGCCAAGTATGTAGACCAAGGTGGCGGACGCCGTAATGGTAGTTTCGCTATCTACTTGGAACCGTGGCACGCAGATATTGAAATGTTCTTACAAATGCGTAAGAATCATGGCGATGAAGAGTTGAAAGCACGCGATTTGTTTTATGCTCTATGGATTCCCGATTTATTCATGGAACGAATAAAGTCAAATGGTTCTTGGACGCTAATGTGTCCTGACGAATGTCCTGGCCTTTCTGATGTATATGGAGATGACTTTGTAAAATTGTATGAAAAATATGAAAGTGAAGGCAAAGGACGAGAAACGGTTGATGCACGTCAATTATGGTTTCACATTCTTGATTCACAAATGGAAACAGGAACACCTTATTTATTGTATAAAGACAGTGTAAATCGCAAATCAAATCAGAAGAATGTTGGCGTTATCAAATCGTCCAATTTATGTTCGGAGATTACTGAATATTCTGATGAAAATGAAACTGCTGTTTGCAATCTTGCAAGTATTGGGCTTCCGGTATTTGTTGAAACCGACGCGTCCGGAAATACACATTTCAATTATGAAAAACTACACCGTGTTTCAAAAGTAGTGACAAACAACTTAAATAAAATCATTGACGTCAACTTTTATCCCACTGATAAGACAAAACGAAGCAATAAGCGTCATCGTCCAATCGGCATTGGCGTTCAAGGGTTGGCCGATGTGTTCTTCAAGATGAATGTGCCTTTTCACAGTGAAGACGCAAAGGCATTGAATTTCAAAATATTTGAAACCATTTATCACGGCGCGTTGGAACGCTCCAATGAAATCGCAAAAGAAAGGTATGATTTTGTTTATGAAAACTATTACAATAAAAAGGTTGTTGAACACAACGCATATTACGAAATTTTCCAAGATGAAGAACAACAATTCATGTGGGACCTAATGTCTAAGAAATCAGATTATGTAGGTGCTTATTCAACGTTTGATGGTTCTCCTGCTTCAAAAGGAATTCTCCAATTTGACATGTGGGAAAACTTCGATCATAGTCGTCTGTCATATGATTGGGATAGTCTCAAAACAAGCATCAAAAAATACGGTATTCGTAACTCGTTGTTAATGGCACCCATGCCTACAGCATCCACATCACAAATATTAGGCAACAACGAATGTATTGAACCGATTACAAGTAATATTTACAACCGACGCACAATGGCCGGCGAGTTCATTGTCGCAAACAAATATATGATGAATGATCTTATTGACCTTGGTCTCTGGACGGAAACACTCAAAAATAACATCATCGCAAACCAAGGCAGTATTCAACATATTGATACCATTCCGCAAGAAATTCGTGAAAAATACAAAACTGTATGGGAAATGCCAATGAAACACGTCATTGATATGGCAGCAGACCGAGGAGTGTTTGTGTGTCAAAGTCAGAGTTTGAACTTATGGTTAGAAGATCCGAATTATAATACTTTGACATCCATGCACTTTTACAGTTGGTCGAAGGGATTAAAAACTGGTATTTACTATTTGCGAAGACGTGGAGCGCACAAAGCACAGCAATTTACGATCGAACCCGAGAAAAAATCAGATAATAATCAAATTCAAGAAGACGAAGTATGCGAAATGTGTTCCGGATAAGTTACTTCATAAGCGACAATAGTTTTGTGAAGGAACGGTCGCGCATATTAATATTCTTTTTCATTTTTAGATAACATCGCAAACATACAATAGTATCTACAAGAGAATTATGTAGATTCTCGGGAGCATTTGTTTCAAATAAATGAGTATACAACTCATTTAGCTTAGGCCACTTCTTATATTTCCTTCCTTCTTTTCCTTCTACTTCTATATTACACGTGTTAATACCATTCATCATCGTACAATATGTTTCCACATCGTAATGTTCCATATATTTACTGCTGAACGTGGTCTGTATACTTGGCATGGAACCTTGAATGATATCAAAATTCCTGGTTAATTCAACGAGAATCATTTGTTTATCAAATCGTATATTATGCGCGATTATTTCATCACACATAATAAAATCGCTATGAAACGCACGCAATGCCGACAATATATTCATTCCATTCTCACATTTTTCGCGTGTAATACCTGTTAGTTCGGTGATTTGGTTACTTATTTCTATGCGCTTGGGTATGTTGATGTATGCGTCAAATGTCTTTACACATTTCTGTTTTTCAAGATTGTATATTGTGTAACTTAACTGCAGTATATAGGGAAATAGATGTACATTTTGTTTAACGGCACTAATTTTGCCTTTAGGTAAAAGTCCATTGGTCTCTACGTCAAAGACCATAACATTGTTGGTTTTTTTCTTTGGGAACATGATAGTTTATTATTTTATCATATTTTGTTAATTTTCTTTCAATTTTCATATACATATACTATATATCATTAGACATTTACATTTTATTAATACTATGAATAAAAATAAAATACAGAGAACCCATTCTGAACCTACAAAAGAACAAGAGAATACGGGCGGGGATATTGATATTGGTGATATAGGGCAAATAAATTTTTTACCATCTTATTCAAAAGGATACCGAAGCTTTCTTGATGGTTTTAATAGAAATATTACCGGAAATATTCAATATTCAGACTATAATACCGAGTTTATTAATGACTACTTTCCACAGGATATAATTGATAGCCTGACGATAAACGAAGGAAAATATGATATTATTGGTATATTCAATGGGGAATGTTTAGTGTATAATAAACAAGACAAAAAGGTAGAATCACATAATTGCAAAATGACAGAAGACAAAAAGAAAAGTCTTGCCGCAGCAGTAAAAATACAAAGTCTGTATAGAGGAAAAATGGCAAGACAACAACAAATATTAAAACAAGAAACAATGAATCAACAAGATAAATCAGTAGAACAAGAAGATGATTCACCTACTAATGTTGTTAATGATTCGGCAGTAGATAGGATAGGGGACGTAGAAAAACGACTAATGATTGAGGATGATCCAAAACCACCAATACCGATGCTAACACCACCACAAAATCTAATTCAAAATAATAGAATTCCATTAAATATGCCAACAGAACCAATCAGTTTACCGAAAATTGGTAAAAAACAACCACTTCTTATAAAAGATAGCCCACTGGCAAGTCAACAACAAGAGTTCACTTCAGAAAATGATACAGGTCCGCTAGAAAGTCCACAAACAAATATGAATACAGGTTCTCAAGAAAGTATGGATACAAGTTCTCAAAACGTTGATTTTATGAAAACATATACAACAGATAATATCAATTCAAAAATAGATAAGGATATTTTAAAACTTGGAAAGAATGACATAAAAAAACCCGGTTGTAGAGCAAACAACTTTATTACATCTGGTTTATGCGAATATGGTGAGGATAACAAGTCTAAACTTGGTAGAAAAAATGGATTATTTTTTCATCCTGATAAAAATGAAAAATGTCCTGAATATGGGAAACAGCGTTTAGAAATGTTACATACTTTTTGTGATGATAAAGAAATACCCGATGAGTATAAAAATACAGATGATTATAAAAATAAATATAATGCTGCTAAAACAATGGTGGAAGAAAAAGCAGTACAAGATGCAAAATTAGCATCACCTGGTAAAAATACAGTATTTAATTTTAGTAGAGGTATATTATCAAAAAACGCAACAAATGTAACTAAACTATCTACAATACAAGATGGACTTCCCACACCACCAGCACAATCTACAAAGTTAGCAGAAGAAGAAAATAATACAGGTATACAATTTATTATAACAAAATCTGATGAAAATAATTTTGCTAATAGTATTAAGGTTATAGAAAATGGACGACCAATAATTGAAAATTTAGAGGTAGGAGATATTATGTCATATATATCTTCAGATAGGAGTAAAAGATACATAAGAATTATAGGATTAAATAATAACGAAATTTACTATGAAAAATATTACTATAGCAAAAGCGAACAAAAGTGGAAATGGGGTTCTAATATCTCTAAAATCATGAAAGTGGATAACCCAACTAGAATACTTTCAGATCATTCATATAATCGAAACAGAAAAGGTGATAAATGGAATTATTTTACTAATCTTAAAAAAGAACAAATAACTAAAGAAAAATTAGCAGAAGCAGTAAGGTTAGCAGAAGCAGAAAAGTTAGAAAAAGAAGCAGCAGCAACACAAGCAGAAGCAAAAAAAGCAGCAGCAACACAAGCAGAAGCAAAAAAAGCAGCAGCAAAAAAAGCAGCAGCAACACAAGCAGAAGCAAAAAAAGCAGCAGAAGCAGAAAAGTTAGAAGCAGCAAGGTTAGAAGAAGCAAAAAAGGCAACAGAAGCAGAAAAGTTAGAAAAAGATAGAGCAGATGCTGTAAAGCAAGCAGAAGA